GCTGTTGACCCTGATATAGGATTGGCTGCACCAGTGCCTCCGTTGCCACCGCGTTCACCACATTCTGAGCCACCGGCTCCATTACCTCCTGCTGAACCAGCTCCGCCCCCACCACCTGCACCGCCAAATGGTGAACTAGCCGATGAGCCACCATTGCTGCCTTGGCCCGGCGTAGTGGCTGGTGTATTACCTGCACCGCCAGGATTAGCAACATCGCGACCAGCACCACCACCCGAACCTCCAGCACCACCTGGGCTGTAACGTACTGCACCATAACCACCGCCAGCTGAAGTCACTGTGTTGAAATAACTGCTGGTACCTTGTGTACCATTGCTACTATCTGAATTAGGACTGGCAGCACCACCACCACCCACTTGAATATTATAAGCAGTCCCTGGATTTAATACCACACTACCAGTTCTGAATCCGCCACCACCTCCACCTCCAGCACTTGCTCCTCCACCGCCTGCTACTACCAAATACTGTGTGTTAAATGGTCCCAGTGTGGTGGTTGTGGTAGTTGTAGTCGTGGTTGTGGTAGTAGTTGTGGTAGTAGTGGTTACTGGGTAGCGTTTTACCCTGGTAAATGTTTCATAAGCAAGACTGGCTAACTTGGGCATGGTTTACCCAAATGAGCTTAAACTGCCATGCACTGTCCATGCAGAATTTACTCTAACCAATGAAAATGAGTAAATTTCCTTTTTATTGGCTGTGTTGGTAGGAACCACACTGTCAAACCAATTAATGGTTTGACCTACGCCATCTATTTGTACTGCTGTAATACCATATGGTGTAGCACCTTGATAGAAAAACAGCACATAAGTAATCACTGCATTGTTATTGGTGCTGACATTGGTAAAGTTTGCTGTGACATTGCCTGATATGCTGCTAAAATGCCAAAGCGTGCCCACGTTATAACTGCATGCCACTGTGCCACTGCTAAAAGTCAGTGTGCTGAATACTTCTGCATTGGCCACAATACCAGTGGCTCCTGTTAATCCAGTGGCTCCTGTGACACCAGTAGCACCAGTGGCTCCTTGTGTGCCTGCTGTGCCAGTGGCTCCTGTAGCTCCTTGTGTTCCTATGCCGGTGGCACCAGTGGCACCCGTATTCCCAGTGATACCTGTTGATCCAGTGGCTCCTTGTGTGCCTGCTGCGCCAGTTGCTCCTGTAGCTCCGGCTGCACCAATGTTACCAGTGATACCTGTAGCGCCCGGTGTTCCGGTAGCTCCAGTAGCACCATTGGTGCCTGCAGGACCAGTAGCTCCAGTGGCTCCTGCTGTGCCTGCACCTGCTTCTCCGGTGCTACTAGTACTGGCAATACCGATCCAGACATTGCTTAATAGTATTGCTAGATCGCCAGAGTCTGAATCCAGCCAAAGTGCACCATTGGTTTGATTAGATGGCGCTGTGTTACTGACTGTGACTGTGGCACCTGATCCACCTGATCCACCACCAGCCGCTGTGATAAAATCTGCCCATTGCCCACCATAGTAAGCAGTCATTTCTGCTGTATCGCTGTTGAGCCATAAACTACCCAGGGTTGTGGTTGTTGGTGCTGTGTTACTTACTGTAACTGATGCGCCACCCGTGCCTGTGCCTGTTACCAAGCTGGTCCAGCCTGATCCATTGTAGGTCCAGGTACGGCCACCTGTGGTATGCTCTTGATTTACAGTAGGGTTTGATGGAAATAATAAGGGCATAATCTAGTATTTACGCTAGGCTAAATGAGACAGTGCCTGTGCCGGCTGTGACTGAATATATCCGAGAACCAACTACAGCAGTGGTATTAGCTGTGGTAGTCAAGCCTGCTGAGAACGTGGCTGTATATGTGCTTGGAATACGCAGTATAACTATGCCTGACCCTCCAGTGGCAGGAGTATTATTGGCTCTGGAACCACCGCCACCGCCACCGGTATTTGCTGTTCCTGCTGTAGCAGCTCCTGAATTATTTCCAGCGCCGCCGCCTCCAATACCTCCAGTGCCCGCAGGCCCTGAATTAGTAGATCCGCCTCCGCCTCCAGCGTAATTAACCGACGAGCCTGTTATTGAAGAACTTAACCCTGCGCCACCATTGCCTCCACTTGAATTAGTTCCATTGGTTCCTGCTGCCCCTGCACCACCACCGCCGCCGGTTCCATAGCCTGGTGCACTATTTTGACCACTGCCTCCATTATTACCTTGACTAGGAGTAGTAGACGGAGTATTCCCAGCACCACCAGCGCCTCCATTGCCACCGCCACCACCAGATCCACCAGATGCCCCGTTTCCAGGATACGCTGCATATCCACCTGCTCCACCACCTGTTGAAGTTATAGTAGAAAAAATAGAATTGGTACCGCTGGTTCCAATTGATCCTCCAGATCCAACTGTAACATCGTAAGCGGTTCCAGTGTTTAAGGTGGTAAAAGTTCCTGTTCTAAACCCACCGCCACCACCGCCACCGCAATTTTCATTAGTAGTAGTGCCGCCTCCGCCTCCGCCGGCTACCACTAAATAATCCACTGTAAGTGCGGGTGGTGTGGTTTGTAGCGCAAAAGTACCAGTACCAGCTGTGAATCTGGTATGTCTAAATCCATTGCCTTGACTGACGGTTTCCGCAGTTAGGCCAGTACCAACATTGGCATAATAAGTGTCTGGATAACGCACAATGACTACACCAGAACCACCTGCCGCCCCAACACTAGAGGGCCCTCCTTTGCCGCCCCCACCACCAGCCCCAGAATTAACCGGCCCCGGAAGTCCATTTAGCACTGAAGGACCTCCTGCGCCATTATTACCTAATCCAGATCCCCCCGTTCCACCGGTAGTACTTCCACCACCACCCCCACCACTGGCATAAGTTACAGTGGTGCCAGATATTGATGAACTAGATCCGGCTCCCCCAGCACCGCCTGTAGGCCCAGAGCCATTTGATCCTGCTCCGCTTGCGCCACCGCCACCGCCACCGCTATTACCTACACCGCCAGTAACACCTCCGTTTCCACCACTACTGCCTTGGCTTGGGGAAGTTGAAGGGGTATTACCAGCGCCACCAGTACCAGTATCGCCACCACCTCCACCACCAGAGCCACCGCTTGCCCCTGCTTGGCTTGATCCAGCCCCGCCGTATCCACCACCAGTTGAAGTTATTGTGCTAAAAATACTATCAGAACCATTTGCACTAACAGCACCTCCAGAACCAACAGTAACAGTGTAACTAGCACCAGCGGTAATGGTAAATCCTGTTCCCGTTCTAAATCCTCCAGCACCACCTCCACCTGCTCCTGATGGGCCCGAATTACCACCACCCCCACCAGCAACTACCAAATAATCCACCGAAATCGGAGGACTTGATGTAAACGCTACATTACCAGTACCAGCTGTGAATGTAGATACTTTATTCTGACCTATGGTAACTGTACTAGTAGTCAGGCCTGCATCTGCAATCATGTAGAAAATTGAGGGATAGCGTAGGATAACAATGCCAGAACCACCGCTACCACCCACTGACACAGTTGTCGCTGGACCGCCGGTGGTTCCCCCGCCACCCCCGCCGCCGGTGTTGGTTGACCCTGCTGTGCCAGTGGTTATTGTACCTGTATCTCTGCCCCCTGTACCTCCTACTGCATAAGTGGTAAGAGTTCCTGTGATAGATGAAGTTCCTCCAGAGCCGCCTGTACCTCCGCTGGTGTTTGTTCCATTATTACCTGTGCCCCCGGCACCTCCACCACCACCTGCACCATAATTAGGGCCACTGTAATTTCCTGCTCCTCCGTTATTTCCTTGACTAGGTGTTGTAGATGGAGTATTACCTATACCTCCGGTACCACCTGCTCCATGAGCACCTCCCCCGCTTCCACCAGAACCACCGTTTACATTACCACCACCACCTGCGCCAAATCCCCCACCGGTTGCTGTAATTGTTCCAAAAATACTGTTACTACCACCGGCACCCGGACCACTTGTAGCACTGGAGGCTCCGCCTCCACCTACTGTTACAGTGTAGGTAGTTGTAAAATTTACAGACTGCGTTCCTGACCGAAATCCCCCTGCACCGCCACCGCCACCACCGGCACCTATGGTTGCTGCGTTAGATCCTGCGCCACCGCCACCAGCCACAACTAAGTAATCTAGACTCATTGTGGTGGCTGAACTGGTAACGCCCGACACTGTGATCCAACTGCTGAGCGTGACATCATAGTATTCTACACGATCTAGGTCGGTGTTGAATCGCATGTAACCGTCATTAACTGAAGTTGGACGTTGGGCTGTGGTACCGCGAGGTAGGCTGAAGAATCCTGTTGATGTATTAGCACGATCTGACACATCAGCTGGCCCGGTTATGCTGGTTCCAGATTTCACCCAGGAATTACCATCATAACGCCATACAGAATTATTGTAGGTATATGTTTGATTTGTGGTGGGATTGGCTGGGAAACTTATGGGCATAATTAGTATTTACGTGAATGTTACAGTACCGGTTCCGGCTGTAACTGAATATACTCGATATCCAGTTACTGCGGTATTTGATGTAGTCACAGTAAGACCAGCTGAGAATGTGGCTGTGTAGAGATTTGGTATGCGTAAGACGACTATGCCAGAACCACCTGCGCCGCCATTATTACTAGCAGTAGCACTTCCGCCACCACCACCGCCACCACTATTTGAACTTCCTGCACCACCAGGATTTCCACCGTTGCCTGCTCCGCCTTTCTCACTTGTAGTAGATGTCCCGCCACCTGCTCCTCGTAAAGGGGACGAAGTTAAATTGTCTCCACCTCCACCACCTCCTCCGGCGTAAAATACAATCGATCCTGTGATAGTTGAACTCTGTGCTGCTCCACCATTCGAGGTGGATCCACCAGCCCCTACACCACCAGCCCCTCCACCTCCACCACCACCATAGTTAGGTGCTACTAATTCTCCTGCTCCACCGTTGTTTCCTTGGCTAGGAGCGGTTGAAGGAGTGTTTCCTGTACCTGCAGATCCGGCTGTAGTGGAAGGTGTATTAGTTGTAGCTCCGCCTCCCCCAGAACCGCCTGACGCACCCGAAAGAGTACTACCTGTTGGATGATAACCGCCACGTCCTCCACCAGTTGATGTGATTGTAGCAAAAGTCGAATTACTACCATTATTCTGAGCGGCGCCACCTGCTCCTACACTTAAGGAATAAGATATACCTGTAAGTATATTTGTTAATAGACCGGTAAGAAAACCGCCGGCTCCACCTCCTGCTGCATTAGAAACTCCAGAAGTTCCATGGCCGCCACCCCCACCACCAGCAACGACCAAATAATCCACTGTGAGTGGTGGTGTGGTAGTGAATGATATCGATCCTGTGCCAGCTGTGAATCTTGTGTATTTTTCTGATGAACTTATGGCAACTGTTTCTGCTGTGAGACCGGTACCAATATTGATATAGTAGTTAGTAGAATAGCGTAGTACAACTACACCAGAACCACCTGCGCCGCCTGTGTTTACTGTATTAGGAGGCCATCCTGATCCACCGCCGCCGCCACCTAAATTTGTAGTTCCAGCAGTTCCGGGCGCAGCAGTAGCACCAGCACCGCCACCGCCCGTGCCTCCTGAGCCTCCTGTACCACCATTATAGGTTCCTCCACCGCCTCCACCTGCGTAAAATGTGCTTGAACCAGTGATAGAATTACTTGTTCCAGCCCCACCGGTACCACCAACAGTACTAGATCCATTTCCACCTACTGCACCAGCTCCTCCTCCACCACCACAACCATAATTTGGTGCAGCAGCCCCGGTGCCGCCGTTATTACCTTGACTAGGTGTGGTACTCGGTGTATTACCTGACCCAATTGATCCCCCAGAGCCACCTCCACCTCCTGAACCTCCGTTGCCGCCTGGTCCATTGCTAGAATGTCCGCCGCCGCCACCACCAGCAGTCTGAATAGTATCAAACAGTGAAAGGCTGCCTGCTGATCCTTGTACAGCATTACCGCCACCTGCGCCACCACCCCCAACCGTGACCGTGTACAAAGTGTTTAGTCGTGCAGTGCTTTGAGTACCAGTTAAGAGTCCTCCTGCACCGCCTCCGGCGCCTGCTCCGGCAGCATTGCCAGCTCCGCACCCGCCACCGCCACCGGCTACCACTAGATATTGTACAGAGATAGGGGGTGAAGTTGAAAAACTTATAGTACCAGTACCAGCCGTGAATGTGGTGATTTTGTAACCAGTTGTTGTCACTGTAGAATATGTAAGACCGGCTGATACAGTTTCATAATATAGAATAGGGTATTTGATGATAACTATACCAGAGCCGCCATTACCACCTGCTGCGTTCAATCCGCCACCGCCACCACCACCACCACCGGTATTAGCAGTGGCGGCAGTTCCTGCCACACTGGGAGTATTAGAACCTGTACCGCCACCACCTACTCCACCTGCGCTGTTTGGCCCCGGCGGGAAACCACCACCACCTCCACCACCTGCATAAGCAACAGTTGTTCCAGAAATAGCCGAGTTGGCACCTGCGCCTCCGGATCCACCATTTTGCGGGGACGCACTCTGTCCATTTGACCCTACAGCACCAGCGCCACCACCACCTCCACCACCGCCACTTGCTGAACCACCATTATTTCCTTGACTTGGAGTTGTAGCAGGTGTATTTCCTGATCCACCAGCTGGGTTACTGATTCCCCATCCTCCGCCTCCTCCTGAACCCCCGCTTCTACCTATACCCGAATTAGCACCATCTGCTCCACCGCCTCCGCCACCGCCCGTTGAAGTTATAGATGAAATTACCGAATTACTACCATTGGAACCATCTCTATAGGTGCCGCTTGGCCCACCGCTACCAGTGCCCCCGGCACCAACAGTTACAGTATAGTCAGTTCCTGCCGAGACAGATAAATTAGTTGCTGCTCTGAATCCTCCTGCCCCGCCGCCACCGCCGTTGCTTCCACCACCACCACCACCAGCTACTACAAGATATTCTAGGTCAAAAGTAGTAGCTACTGCACCGCCTGCGGTTTGTTGTAGCGCCATCCACGACTGATATGTACCGTTGTAGTATTCTATCTGTAGGGTAGTAGTATTGTATCTTGTATAACCTGATTGCGGGCTAGTTGGACGCTGTGCAGTAGTACCAGCTGGTATGCTAATAAAATCTGTTGCTGAATTAAATTGTCCACTCACAGCCACAATATTGGCTGCGCCTGATCCACCGCTGACCACAGCCCAGGCATTACCAAAATATACATTGAGATCACCGGTTTCTGAATTCAACCATAGGTTACCTTCTGTGGTGCCACTGGGCTTTGTGCCGCTTACTGTAACACTCGCTCCGCCGCCACCTCCTGATCCTGCTGGACCAGTTGCTCCTGTTAAGCCAGTAGCGCCTGCTGCGCCTGTTGCGCCAGTGGATCCGATACCAGTAGCACCTGTGGCTCCTATGCCAGTGGCACCCTGAACACCTGTTGCACCAGTCGCTCCGATACCAGTAGCACCAGTGGCACCCACATTACCTGTGATACCAGTAGAGCCAGTAGCGCCTACATTACCTGTGATACCAGTAGCGCCGGTAGCGCCTGCACCGGTAGCTCCAGTGGCACCAGTTAGCACTGTGCCTAAACCCACTTGCCAGCGCGAACCAGTCCAAAACCAGCTTACGCCTGCGTAGACATAAGTTTGATTTACTGTGGGATTTGATGGAAAATTTGCTGGCATAATCTAATATTTAACTGAATGTAACTGTTCCGGTGCCAGCCGTAACCGTGTAGATTTTGAATCCTGCTACAGCCGTTGAAGCTGCACTTGCAGTTAGTCCACCAGAAAATATAGCTGTATATGTATTCGGTATTTTAAGTATGACTATACCCGAACCGCCGCTACCAGATGGTTGATAAGTAGGGGATCCAACGCCTCCACCACCACCACCACCGCCGGTATTCGCCAATCCCGCAGCACCATAATTATTACCAGCTGGGCCATAAGTACCATTTTGTAAACCCGGAGGTCCCCCTGGACCGCCCGGCCCTGCACCGCCCCCGCCGCCTCCACCAAAACCACCTCTGCCACCTTGACTGGCTTCATAACTATGTCCACCTGCGGCTCCACCCCCGCCACCATAATAAAGATTTGTTCCGGTAATAGTGCTTTGTGTTCCGTGACCGGCCCTTCTTAGTTCTAGGGTATTTCCAGAAACCGGATAGGTATTAAGACCACCAGAGCCGTTGGCAAATGATCCAGAAGCAGCATTTTCTGGTGGGGGACCGGTTCTACCATTTCCAGCGGCAGCAGTTAAACTATTAAATGATGATGCATTACCGGCATTATAAGTACCTGCGGTAGTTGCAGTTGAGCCACCAGCACCAATGGTAATTGAATAAGGCACCGAAGTTGATAATGTTGCTGTATCAATAATTACTTGGCCCCCAGCTCCACCATGTGAATGCCCAGCGTAACCACTACTACCACCACCAACTATAAGATATTCTACATATAGTCCAGAAACTGCTGTATAGGTAAATGTTCCTGTACCTGCTGTAAACCTTGTATATCTAATGCCCGATGCACCACTTGCAGAAGTGAATGTAAGTCCATTGGTAGCACTTACAATATATGTATTAGGATAACTTATTATAACAACACCAGATCCTCCGCCTCCGCCATGCGTAGCAGATGGATTTCCAAATCCTCCACCGCCTCCGCCACCTGTATTAGCTATACCAGGACTTCCCGAAGGTCCAGTATGAGTTTCACCACCTAGTCCACCTCCGTGACCGCCCCCACCGTCACCACCAAATCCCACATTCTGAGTGCCATTTGCACTTGAACCACCGCCACCGCCACCGCCGCCATAATAAACCTGGCCTCCAATTATACTAGATACGATACCAACACCGCCTGCGCCAGAGTTAGCTCCGGAGCCTGTTGATCCTACTGCTCCTGCTCCGCCACCACCACCGGCAGGATACGGACTAGATGTTGAATTTTGTCCACCAGCATAACCTTGTGCCGGTGTTACAGACGGTGTGTTACCAGATGCTGCTGCGGCAAGACTGCTGCCAGCACGACCATTTCCACCGCCAGAACCACCAGATGCACCACCCGAAGGATCATAATCGCCGTTGCCTCCTCCACCACCGCCCGCTGAAGTTATAACGTCAAATACAGAATTTGATCCCGATAGTCCGGTTCCAGCAGCCGATGGAGACGCACTTCCAGTACCTACTGCACCGCCGGCACCGATAGTGACTGTATACGATGTTCCGAGAAATATCGAATACCCAGTTCCAGTTCGTACACCACCAGCACCGCCCCCGCCACCTCCTGATTTTCCTCCGGATCCGCCACCAGCAACAACGATATAATCTGTAGCGATTGGCGGTGGCCTTACTATAATACTGAACTGTCGAGTAGACTGATTTCCTGCATTATCTGTGGCAGTAATTGAAAAAGTACTTGTTGTTGCGGAAGCTACGTCAGTGGGATCTCCACTTATAACTCCTGTAGATGAATTTAGACTTGTTCCAGGAGGTAATGATCCTGATGTCACTGAATATGATATAGTAGCCCCATTATCTGGGTCGGTAGCGACTACCGTCGCTATATTTGAATAATTTTCTCCGGAATGATTTATTGTAGCTATTAGACCAGCCGCAGTCACCCAAGTTGGCGCACTTCCGCAATCAATACAATCTAATTTCACAACTTGACCACTAATTTGAATAACTTTGATATCCAATGGTTCTTGTGCAACTGTGAAATCTTGCGGAGTTGAGGCGGTCAAGGTTCCACTATTTACAAACGTTGTAACTGCTGCTGTATACTCTATGTTATTGTTATCAACAAACTTTACCACAGCATCGGATGTAAAATTAGCGCCGTTGATAGTGAATATGGTACCTGCTTCACCATTATATGTAGCAGGAGTTACTGTAGATATACTAGGCGGTTGGGCTCCAAAGCTGCCCCAACCTGCTGATGTATACACTTCTGCGAAACCAGTAGTAGTATTATATCTGATCGCGCCAGTAGGAGGTGATCCCGGTCTCTGCGCCGTAGTACCGCTTGGCAAATCAAAATACCCAGTACTGGTGTTAATTTGATCACTAACTGTGGTAGCGTTAGCTGATGCATTTGAGCCAGCTGGCCCTGTAGCACCTGTAGCACCGTTTATGCCTGCCACGCCAGTTGCACCTGTGGCACCTGTGGCACCTACGCCAGTTGCACCTGTGGCACCGTTTGCGCCAGCTGAGCCAGTCGCCCCAGTAGCACCAACAATACCACCATCGCCGGCTGGTTCTATCCAAATGCCAGTGGATCCTAGATCAGCAAACACAAACTCTTTGAGTGTTTCTGTGTCTAACCAACGATCCCCCGCTGTGGGCAATGTAGGAGCCGCATTACTATAAGTAAACTTGCCACCGCCTGATATAGGCACTGCATTACCCGAACTACCAACTGTTTGTAGCCCTGAGGCTGATGCCTGCAAAGTTATTACATTACCACCTGAACTTAGCTGTATGCTGCTGACTGTGAGTGGTACTGTGGCGGCAGCATTGGCCGCCGATGTAAAACTTACACCATTGGCCGTACTTTTAATAGCAGTACCACCTAGGTCAATGGTATTACCAGATAAAAATAAGTCCCGCCAACGAGCTGCTGCTGCACCTAGGTCATAGGCAACATTGGCAGTGGGCACAATGGAACTTGAAACTGCCAACAAATTGGCCACTGCTCCACTGGCTGGAAACCATCCTTTACCAGTGAATGTCCAAGCTCGACCGCCAAATGTATAGACCTGACCCTGTGTAGGGTTGGTCGGGAAACTTATGGGCATTTAGTTTACTGCGGTGCAGGAATTTCAACCCAGCTGGTAGTGTCCTCATCCCAACGATACATTTTACCGTCTGTGGGCATGGGAGTTGGTGGATCCCACAAGCATGAAGTTTCATTGAGCACCCAGCTGGCAAACGGCTTGGGTGGAATAAAAGCATCGCGCTGTGGATCATAGCTGTATCCTATGCCAGCATAATTTTTACGGTATGGAGTACCGCCACCAGAATGTACACCACCATGTGTGTTGTAGCTGGTGCGTTTGCACAATTGCCCACGGAATTGCCCGTAGTGTGCTTCCCAATCATAATTTGACTCATCTTTACCTACAATAACTTCAGTAACGATGTAGTTTTCATCCAAAAATGCATAATGTGCCATTTATTACTCCTTGTTTGAAATGAAATAGCGTATTGTATTTAAGCCTACGAGAAGGTAACTGTACCAGTTCCTGCTGTAACTGAATACACTCTGTAGCCGGTTACTGCGGTATTTGAGGTTGACACAGTTAAGCCAGCTGAGAATGTGGCTGTGTAGGGATTAGGTATGCGTAAGACGACTATGCCAGAACCACCCGAACCTGATGATCCTGCTGTATTTGCTGCTGATCCATTACCTGTTCCACTAGCACCACCACCGCCACCTCCGGTATTGGCTGTACCATCAGCTCCACTATTAGCCACACTACCGCTTACAGAATTTCCACCGGCTCCGCCGCCACCTAAACCACCTGAGGATCTTGTGTATGTTCCTGTACTATTTCCTATTCCACCTCCACCACCACCTGCATAGTAAGTTGCGGTTCCATTTATGGAACTTAAAAATCCTATTCCACCATTGGCGCCAGTGGTCCCGGAAACTGCATTAGACCCTGCTGCGCCTGCTCCACCACCGCCACCCCCACCACCGCTACTGTAGAGTAGACCTGTTCCGCCGGCAAACCCTTGTCCAATTGTTGCTGTTCCTCCTGCTACTGTTCCAGCCGTACTATTATAGGCACCGCCACCGCCACCAGAACCACCTGTTTTACCAACTGTGGGCGGTTCATTTCCTGTAGTACCTTCAGAACCCCACATACCACTTCCACCACCGCCAATTGCAATAAATGATGAGAATTGGCTATTCGATCCGTTGTTGCCTGACACGCATGTCCCTAAACTGGCTGCTAGTCCTGCTCCACCGCTGCCTATAGTAATTGTATATGGGGTGGCAGAGGATATGTTAGTAGCGGTTCCAGTTAGTAAACCTCCTGCTCCGCCTCCACCACCGTATGGTCTTCCTCCACTACCCCCGCCAGCAACAACCAGGTAATCCACTGCAAGTGGTGGTGTGGTAGTGAATGCGATTGATCCTGTGCCCGCAGTAAATCTTGTGTATTTTTCTGCTGCGTTTATTGCTACTGTTTCTGCGGTTAGTCCTGTACCAACATTGACATAGTAATTGGATGAGTAACGTAGTATAACTATGCCGGAACCACCTGCACCTGAAGTAAATCCATTACCTGTGCCGCCTCCGCCACCACCCAAATTAGATGACGCCGCGGTAGCAGACGATCCAGTCGATCCTGCGGTACCTCCACCGTTACCTCCTGCGCCACCAGTTGAATTATTACTTCCGCCTACTCCATATCCTGCGCCACCGCCACCGCCAGCATAGGCTACCGACACACCAGTGATACTACTATTAGATCCTTGTCCACCAGCGCCATTGGTGTATGGAGTTCCTGATGTACCATTTGCTCCTACTGCCCCGGCGCCACCACCTCCACCGCCTGCTGCACCAGTACCCGACACACCAGTACCAGTTCCGCCTGAATTTCCTTGACTTGGTGAAGTTGAAGGTGTGTTACCAGCCCCAGCCCCAGCTGTACCAGTACTACCTCCACCGCCACCACCACCTGACCCGCCACTGCTTCCAGAAGTTGGAACTTGCCCGCCACCACCTCCACCCCCTCCGGCTGCTGAAATTGATGAAAAACTTGAGCTGCTTCCAGAGCTACCAGACCCCGACGATGACACGGCAGCGCCGCCTGCTCCAACTGTGATCGAATAAGTGGTGTTTAATGTAATATTGTTTAGTGTAGAGGTTATAAGCCCACCTGCACCGCCCCCGCCCCCGGCTGCTGCACCACCTGCACCGCCACCGGCTACCACAAGATATTGCACAGAGATAGGGGTTGAAGTTGAAAAACTTATAGTACCAGTGCCAGCTGTGAATGTGGTGATTTTGAAACCACCTACTGTGACTGTTGAAGCAGTTAAACCTGCAGATACAGTTTCGTAATATAAGATAGGATATTTGATGATGACGATACCGGAACCACCTGCACCGCTTATGAAACTTGATGGTGCGGTGTAACCACCTCCGCCACCTCCGCCACCAGTGTTTGCAGTTCCTGCTGTACCGGCCGCACCAGTACCCCCTGCACCACCACCACCTAATCCGGCTGTTCCACCTGTTCCTGGAGGTCTACACCCACCACCACCACCACCTGCGTAAATAACAGAAGATCCGCTTATGCTGGAGGCTGTTCCGTTGCCACCTGCACCGCCTCCACCAGGGCCGCTAGCGTTACCACCTGCTGCGCTTGCACCGCCACCACCACCACCAGCATAGGATGGTGCTGAATTTCCAGATCCACCATTGTTTCCTTGGCTTGGAGATGTAGATGGAGTATTTCCAGATCCACCAGCGGGTGTCCCTGGATATCCGGCGCAACCGCCGCCACCACTACCGCCCGAGCCTGCTGTATTTTGAGAAGGTCCTGAATTAGCCCCACCACCTCCGCCTGCAGAAGTAATTGTAGAAAATACGGAATCCCCACCATTTCCTCCTTTAGTGGTAGCTCCTACTGTTCCACCAGCGCCAATAGTAACTGTGTAATCAGTCCCAGCAGTAACAGTTAATCCTGTTCCGGTTCTAAATCCACCCGCACCACCCCCGCCACCATCACCAGGGCCACCCCCACCACCACCAGCCACTACAAGATATTCTATGTCAAAAGTAGTTGGTGTATTAGCACCCGCGGTTTGTTGTAAGGCCATCCAAGACTGATAGGTGTTACTGTAATATTCTAATTGTAAAGTTGTAGTATTTTGTCTAATAGCACCATTGGGAGGTGAAGTAGGTCGTTCGGCTGTAGTCCCTGAAGGTAAGTCAAAGTATCCGGTACTGGTGGTTGCGGTGTCATAGGCTATGCCAGTAGATCCGGTTCTACGCCAATTTTGTCCAGTCCATGAGTAGACGATACCATTGTAAGTATATGTTTGGCCTGAAGTGGGGTTTGAGGGAAATTGGATTGGCATAATCTAGTATTTACGCTAGGCTAAATGTCACAGTTCCGGTACCGGCTGTAACTGAGTACACTCTATATCCAGCTAATGCTGTATTAGCAGTAACAGTTAATCCAGCGGAGAAAGTAGCTTGGTAAACCGTTGTCGTTCTAACAATTACAATACCTGAGCCGCCGGCACCTCCTGGGTATGATCCATGAGTGCTCACATTGCTACCAACACCACCCCCTCCACCACCGGTATTTGTTGAACCTGCCGGAGGTGTAGCACCAGCACTATTAATACCTGCTGCACCGCCACCTACACCACCTGAGCCTGCTGATCCGCCAGTATTACGCACACCACCACCTCCACCACCAGCGTAAGCTACGTTGGCACCAGTGATTGTAGAATAAATACCGCTTCCACCAGGCGCACCAGGAGCAGTAGTAGCATTGCCTCCAGCTGCACCAGCTCCCCCGCCTCCGCCGGCGCCATAACCATCAGATACTCCATTTGAATAACCTCCAGAGTTACCTTGACCTACAGTACCCGACGCCTGAACTACGTTCCCGCCACCTGATCCGCCACCTGACCCACCAATATTTCCTGCCCATGAGCCCGATGTTCCTAATCCCGCTACTCCTTGATACCCGCCACCTCCACCGCCGATAGCTGTGAGTGCGTTAAAAATACTGTTTGATCCAGATCCACCTACTAGATTGTTTACGCCGGCACCACCAGCACCGACTGTGATATTATAAGTAGTACCTAGTGTCAAACTAGAAATTGACCCAGTTAATACTCCACCGGCTCCACCACCTCCACCTAAAATACTACCACCACCTGCACCACCACCTGCAACTACCAAATAATCAACTACCAAGCCAGGAGGCGTTGTTTGTAACACAAAAGTACCAGTACCAGATGTGAATCTTGTATGTCTATATCCGTTGCCTTGGCCGACAGTCTCAGCAGTTAGGCCAGTGCCAACATTGGCGAAATAAGTGTCTGGATAGCGTATGATGACTACACCTGAACCACCTGAACCGGAGTTACTGCCATTATTTATACTACCACCACCCCCGCCACCAGTATTGACAGTGCCGCTCAATGTAGCTGCTCCACCGCCACCAAGTCCTCCTGAGCCGGTAGTACCTCCATTAAAAGTTCCTCCACCACCCCCACCTGCGTATGCAACCGAAGTTCCAGTAATAGTGCTGTTAGAGCCAATGCCCCCATTGCCCGCTACTGTACTTGTACCACTTCCACCAACTGCACCAGCTCCGCCTCCTCCACCACCACCAAAATTTGGCGTACCACCTGCACTGCCGCCGTTGTTGCCTTGACTCGGTGTAGTTGAGGGCGTATTTCCTGCACCTCCTCCCCCACTTGCACCGCCCCCGCCACCGGAACCACCAGCAAGCCCGTTATTATTATTAGTAGAACCGCCGCCGCCACCGGAGGAAGTTATAGCAGAAAAAACCGAATTTGAACCATTACTTCCATTGTTATTACTTGCGCCACCTGATCCGCCACTACCGATAGTGACAGCATAGGTTACATTAACAAGTGCTGTGATTGTACCAGTTCTAAGACCGCCGGCTCCACCACCACCCCCTGTTCCTCCGCCACCGCCGCCGCCTCCAGCCACCACCAAGTATTCTACTGAGACAGGGGGATTGTTACTAAAATATACATTACCAGTGCCAGCTGTGAATGTGGATACTTTGTTAGCGCCAATGGTCACTGTTGACGCAGTTAATCCTGCATCCGGAATCATATAGAAAATTGAGGGATAACGTAGGATCACTATGCCAGAACCACCTGCTGCACCCGATCCAGCCCCACCAGCACCACCCCCACCACCGCCACCAGTATTAGTAGTTCCAACTGTGCCAGCAGCAGCAGGTGCTGATCCTCCACCGCCACCACCTCCCAAGCCGCCTTGACCGGTGGCATAACTGAATGGAGAATATCCACCGCCTCCTCCGCCACCAGCATAATAAGTTAGCGTACCTGTAATTAAACTGGTACCACCTACGCCACCATTACCCGCGAAAGCCTTGGTTGTTGTTGTACTTCCTATCGCACCGCCACCGCCACCACCTCCTCCGCCTGTTCCATTGGGATTCGTTCCTTGACCGGATCCTCCACCATTATTACCTTGACTAGGAGTTATACTAGGGGTATTACCAGACCCACCAGAAAAAGGTCCTGTGCTATCTATATCACCACCAGCACCGCCACCGGATCCGCCGGATCCACCGATAGTTTTTAATTTTCCACCAAATCCTCCGCCAGTTGAAGTAATTGTAGCAAACACAGAGTTAGATCCATTAGTTCCATTCGCTCCTGGATTTCCTAATCCACCCCCGCCTCCTGCTCCAACTGTAACTGTGTAAGTATCAGTAAAATTAACTGTACTCGTGCCAGTTCTAAATCCACCGCCACCTCCGCCACCGGCTAAGTCACCACCGCCACCTCCGCCACCAGCCACCACTAAGTATTCTACCGTCATTGTACTAGCTGTACTGGTGGCTGTGACGGCTGCCCACGCACTAGCTGTACCGTCATAGTATTCAACTCGAGCAGTGTCTGTGTTATATCTAATTAAGCCAGCCACCGGTGCCCCAGGACGCTGTGCTGTGGTCCCTGTGGGTAAATCAAAAAATCCTGTTGATGATGTTAGTATATCGTATACTGCTGCTCCACCAGCTGCACCACCCACTGTGGCCCAGGCATTGGCAAAATATACATTAAGTTCGCCGGATTCGGTGTCTAACCACATGCTGCCTACATTGGCTGAGATTGGTGCCGAATTGCTTACAGTAACATTGGCACCGCCACCTGATCCACCTGAACCAGCTGGTCCGGTAGCTCCTGTAACGCCAGTGGCACCCTGTACACCTGTTGCCCCAGTGGCACCTAAGCCAGTTGCACCAGTCGCGCCAATGCCTGTAGCACCAGTGGCTCCTACATTGCCAGTGACGCCGGTTGCACCTGTAGCTCCGATAGCCACACCAGGTTCCCACCCTTCGCCGTCCCAACGCCAACTTAAACCGTTATAGGTATAAGTTTGATTTAAAGTTGGATTAGCAGGAAATTGTATAGGCATAATTTATTTAATTACTTTGATATCTGATAATTACTACCCCCGAACCACCGCTACCGCCGGAATAGTTTGTTCCACCAACAAAGCCTCCAGCGCCTCCTCCACCACCTGTGTTGATAGTACCACTTGTACCTGCTGATGCGCCCATACCACCGGTACCACCGCCCCCTATACCACCAGGACTTGTGCCGCTGCCACCACCACCACCGCCCCCGCCGCCGGCCAAGTAATACTGACTATTTGATAATTGGCCAACAGTTGAACCCGAAATTGGATTTACGTTGCCTGCACCGCCATCACCTGAATTACCCGAAGCTCCAGCAGTTCCTACTGCCCCTGCACCACCGCCACCGCCACCTTGATAGATTTCCTCAGAACCCACTGATCCGTTACCGGAACCACCATTGTTACCCTGCCCTGCTGTGCCAGTGCCCCCACCTTGTTGGTTTCCACCTCCACCACCACTGCCGCCGGTGCTACCAGCTGCACCACCACTGCCACCTCCACCACCACCAACAGCAGTTAATCCAGAATTAACGCCACTGGCTGTTAAATAAAGCCTCGATGGACTTCCTGAAACACCTTGAACATTTACTCCCGAATTACTGCCGCCGGCACCTACTGATACTGTATATTCTCCTGTTTGAACAATATAAGCTGAGTTATATAACATACCCCCAGCTCCTCCGCCTCCAGCATGCCTTGTTGACCCACCACCGCCGCCAGCGACTAACAAAACTTGAATAGCAGAATTTGGTGGAGCAAATACTACATTAAAGGTTCCAGTTTCATAAAACGTATGAATTTTATATCCGCCAACTGTAGTAACAGTTCCACCTGTAGCTGCGAATCCACCAAAAGATCCCATATTATACCAGGATCCTGAATAATAGACTTCAAAAAAGCCAGTGGTTGTGTTTAATCTGGCAGCACCGTTTACTGGACTTCCTGGACGTTCTGCTGTGGTTCCAAACGGTAAACCAAAATATCCGGTTGTGTTAGCAGATACATTATAAACATTAGCAACACCTCCGGCACCAGCCGGACCAGTGGCTCCTGTTAAACCAGTAGCTCCTGCTACTCCAGTAGCACCAGTGGCACCTAGGCCGGTTGCACCTGTGCTGCCTACATTACCTGCAATACCAGTGGCGCCAGTGGCACCTACATTACCTGCAATACCAGTGGCGCCAATTGGTCCAATGGCTACGCCAGCCCAGCTGCCACCATAATAAATTCTAAGTTTTCCAGTTTCATTGTCTAGCCATAAACTACCCACTGTGGGGTTACTTGGGGCATTATCAGCCACAGTTACAGTGGCGCCACCAACTGGCGCAGCATTACCAGTGTTACTTACTGTTTGTAGCCCAGATGTACCTGCAACCAAGGTCACTATATTTCCGCCAGTGGTGATTTGCAAACTGCTGACCTGCAAAGCCACTGCTACATTGGCGTTAGCTGCCGAAGTAAAACTCACACCGTTAGCCGAACTCTTGATAGCAGTACCACCCAAGTCAATGGTATTACCACTCAAGTACAAATCACGCCAACGCAGACTAGCTGCCCCCAGATCATAGGTAACGTTAGCACCAGGTATGATACTGCTGCTAACCGACGATAAATTGGCGCCAGCTCCAGTGGCTCCAGTGGCACCAATGGCAGTGCCCGGTGCCCACCCTTTGCCATCGTAGGTCCAGGTACGGCCATTAGCAGTATAAGTTTGTCCTTGTGAGGGATTATCTGGAAAATATATTGGCATACTATGTCGGTAACAAATATCTTATAATAACTACACCGGAACCGCCAGTTCCACCAGGAACTCCACCACCGCCACCACCGCCGGTATTGGCAGTTCCCGCCGCAGCAGCATTGCTAGTATTACCGCCGCGTCCCCCGCCGCCGTTACCACCATTGGCAAATGATCCAGAATATGAACTGCCTCCACCACCACCGCTGTAAAATACATTACTGCCACTGATAGCAGTGTTTGCACCTATTCCACCAATGCCGCCACCATTAGTAGTGCCATTACTACCTACTGCTCCTGCACCACCTCCGCCTCCGCCTCCATCTGCTGTATTTTGCAACCAACCTAGGCCACCATTGTTACCTTGGCTAGGTGTTGTAGCAGGTGTATTACCCAGACCTATTGTACCTGCTCCAGTGAGTGATCCGCTGCCCCCGCCCCCGCCTGCTCCACCTCCGGAACCGCCGTCATTGCCTTTGGATCCCACACTTTGTGTTTGACCCCCGCCACCACCTGCACTAAAAATACTAAATACTGACGAATCACTGCCATTAGCGGCTGCGCTTCCTCCTGCACCAATGGTTACCAAATACGTTGTATTGATTATCACATTGCTGGAAGTTCCAGTTCTATAACCACCAGCACCTCCACCAGCGCCACCATTTCCATTACCGCCGCCCCCACCACCGCCTACAATGAGATATTCATACCCGCCGGACGGAACAAAAGAACTAGTGACAAAATTACCAGTAGCATTGAATGTATGTATTCTGTATGAGGATGCCACAGTAATATTACCACCAGTGGGCAAACTTGCCACAGTAGTTACATAAGAATTAGAGACTTGCCCGGCTCCAGTTATAACATTTATGGTAACACTGGTTCCTGCGGCTAGATTATATATAGTAGCAGGCACCACTATAGATATAGTAGATCCATTCCCAGTTGGAGTAGTTGAACTATCAACAATCGTAGCTCCTGAGGTAAATCTAACTATCACTGCGCTGGTTCCAAAATTAACACCATAAATTGTGAGGGTAGACGCATAGCCGGGTATGATTATACCATTAAGTATATTAATTTGAGCAGCACTACCAATGGTACTAGTTTTCAAACTACCACCTGTGTCGTAGCTACCATCCGGAGTCCAGGTTTCTCCTGCTCCCAATGTTATTCTCTGCACAATTCTCTGAGTACTACCGTTATCATACTTGATATTTACTGTAACTGAAGCCGAATCACGATTATGCACACGAGCAAATTTAACATATCGTTGGTTACCACTGGATGGGGCTGCTGCTAATGTTACGTCGGTGGTTCCATTAAATGCACCGTCTGTACCACCACCTACAAATGTTGTTCCATTACTATCGGCCCAGGCAGTTACAAAATCGGGATTTACAGTGGCCGCAGCAGCAGACAAATTTGCCTTAAGTGATTTTGAAGTCGAATCTAATATAAACATCTTTAATCCTTAACTCATATACCAAGAAAATATGCTGCTTCCACCACCAGCTGCGGCATTACCAGCTGGACCGGCCGGTCCAGTTGCACCAGTTAATCCAGTGGCACCTGTAGCTCCTAACCCAGTTGCACCAGTAGCACCCGATCCTGTGGCACCTGTACTGCCTATAGTTCCTTGCGGCCCAGTGGCGCCTGTGGGACCAAAGCCTACACCGGCCCAGTCGCCGCCAAAATATACACGAAAGTCACCGGTATCTGAATCTAACCATAAGCTACCTTCTGTAGTTCCTGCCGGTATAACATTACTTACCGTAACAGTAGCACCACCTGATCCTATAGTGACATTACCGATCTGACTGCCTTCAGGCAATACCACCGAATTATTACTAGCAGTGATTACAGCACCACCTAGATTAATACTATTGCCACTCAAGTATAAATCACGCCAACGCAGGCTAGACGATCCTAGGTCATAAGTGACATTGGCACTGGGTATAATACTGCTGCTTACTGACGATAAATTAGCACCAGCTCCTGTAGCTCCTGTGGCACCTGGGTTGCCTGTGGCTCCAGATAATCCAGTGGCGCCAGTGGCTCCTGACGCACCACTGCTAGCAGTGGCTAACCACTTTTGGCCATCCCAAATATAGGTAAACACACCGGTCACAAAGACTTGGTTTACACTGGGATTAGCTGGAAAATTGATAGCTGCCATAACTTAGTATTTATTGGTCAAGTTCTACGTATTCGAGGTCTAGGCCAGGCCGCTCCTGCACTGGGTCTAACGAAAAAGTTCTGTTTAGGCCAAGTATTACCAGTACTAGCACGCTCTTCCTTGTAGTACAAGTATCTGTTGGTAGCACCTTGTAAACTGGTTAAATCTGTGTAGCTGCCACCAGTGTCGGTCATTTGTGCTAATTTAGCGTAGGCCGACAAATATGTACGTGCCGCTGCTTGATTCATAGCAGGATATATTTCTAGAGCACAGGCCAATGCTCCACATACCTGCGGACTAGCCATACTGGTTCCTGATATTTTACCAATAATATAACTGGCATTTCTGGGATCTGTGGTTCCACCATAACTGGCACTAGTATTAAAACTGCTCATGATGTTGCTGCCTGGAGCAAACACATCTATTCTAGGACCGCACATGCTGTAGGTTGCCTTGGTTTCGTTTGCAGTAGTACCCACTGCACCTACACAAATAAAGTTTGGAGCAGAAGCAGGCGAACCACCTTGATGATAGTATACTCCATAGTTTACACCGCCTGATGTCCAAATGAAAAAGTTATTGTAGTCGTTGCCAGTAGGTAGATCAATTTTAGCTGAGTAATTACTGGCGGCTCCTACCATAATTACACCGTCTGTGATGGCGTCAGCGATATCAGCTTCCATTGCAGTACTACGAGCCATAATATAGGCATATCCACCGGTGCTGTATATTCCATAATTTAATAGCTGTGCTTCTGTATAAGGTGCGCCACCTACATAAGCACCACGATAATAGATGTTGGTAATTAAGGTAATATCTAACTGATATAGTGATCCCCAGCTGTTGTTGGCAATGGTTGGATTACGTCGACCAGTCGCTGGATTTACTGATTTGGAATTGTGAAACGCTCTAACATAATCAAACACTGTTTGACCATTGTAGTTGTTTGGGTTGGTACCATAGGGGTTGATATTGTAAATATTAGCCTTGCGTGCCCATCCTTGTGTGTTTCCACAGGCTGTACCAGCCACATGTGCGCCATGATTATTGTCAGCTTCACCTGTGCCAGTCAGAGGAGTATATACATAAGTTCCTGTACCTGCTCCTAGATTATGCTGAAACCAATTGTATTGTATCACACGACTGCCACCTGTGCCATCTGAATTAGCAGCATACTCGGGATGTGCAGGGTTAATATGCCCATCCACGATTACTACATCTACATTACGTGCTTCAGCGTTTACTGCAATGGTTCCTGACTGATTAGCAGTACTGTCACTACCCCAATTAGATCTTTGTGCGCCTTCTACACAGCGTAACAAACCCCAGTTTTTATGTGTATTAGTGTTAGTACTGCTTTTATTCCAGGTAGTTTCTGTTTGGGTGTACATGGGCATGATTTTAATGCCTAATTCTTCAAACGTTAAACTAACATCTAACACTCTGGGATCTTGTTTAAGCAGTTCGGCTTCCTCGGCAGTAAGCATGTAGTGTGTGTTTCTACTGTTGCTTCTGCGTAGGTATACACCTACCACACGATCAGGTATATACAAATCTCCACCGGGCGTTTCCATGTCATCGTAGAAAGCATCCAGGTCTTCATAATTTTTCAGTGTGACTATGTACTCTTTGAGTTCTGCCATTATTCAACCTGTACCACAGTTAGTGTTACTGTAACAGTGCCGGTGCTGCCACTCTTATTAGTTACTGCCATAGGTATATTAGTAGTTGGTGTGGCTTCATTGTTGAACCCAATTGCAGCCGGTGCAATCACAATGGTATTAGCACCTGTGGTAATAACTTCGGCAATTACACCGCTGTTGGTGCCAGGATCTGTGTTTTCGGCACGTGCACTATCAGCACTACGACTGGCTTGATCTGTGTAAATTCTAACCCAGCTAGCTGCGCTGGTTTGTATTTTGTACAGTGCATATCCTTTAAATCCAGTGACATCAAGATTGCCTGTGGCAGCATTGGCCAAACTAGCAGTGGTTCCTGCTATAGTATTTCGTTGATATCCTGGTCCTGTTGCTCCTGTAGCACCTATGTTACCCGAAATGCCTGTGGCACCAGTTGCACCAGTTGCTCCTATGCCAGTGGCACCAGTAGATCCTTGTGCGCCTGTTGCGCCTGTTGCTCCATTTACACCAGCAACTCCTGTAGCGCCAGTGGCTCCATTTACACCAGCCACTCCTGTAGCGCCTGTCGCTCCATTTGTTCCAGATACGCCTGTTGCACCAGTCGCTCCTGTAGCACCAGAGCCGCCACCGCCAACATTGCCAGTTATGGTCAAGTTACCACCGTAGCCTGCACCAACAGCAGACACCCATTGGCTACTGTCTATGTCTTCATAGTAGAAAAACAGTGTTCCTACATTGCTGCTCCACCATAATGATCCTACATTGGGGTTAGTCGGAGGATTTTCACCAACGCTGATAGTGTATTCTGGACCAGCTGGACCACGTGATCCCACTGGACTAACCCATTGGCTGCTGTCGCCATCGTTGTAGTAAACGAAAAATTCACCGGTGTCACTGTTGAACCACATGGCTCCTGAACTAGCCGACACTGGTGCAAGATTACTAACTGTGATACTGGCGCCACCGCTTTGAAATGGTGAGCCATTGGCAAAGTAATAACTGCCTGCATATACATTGGCAGCATGTACATTGCCAGCGATACCAGCACCACCAGCTACTCGTAGTGCACCAGTGCTGGTACTGGTAGACACAGAGGTATTGCTGACAAAGAATGCCGCATTAGAATCTAAACCTCTAGTATCAAACCTACGAATTGCCATGTATTAAACCTTTACATAAGTCTTTTGTAACTTCACTGTATTACCTGAACTGACACCTGTTCCCCACAGAGTCACTGTATTACTTACTATATTTGCATCAAAAGTCATTAGCACATTGGCACCTGTGTATACAGTGGCATAGGTTACCAATTGTGCTGTGGTTCCATTGTGTACCAACATGGCTTCAGTGGCCTGATAACTGGTATTACCTGTTACACTGATCACATATTTGGCTGTTCTATACACATTGGCACCAAAACTGTCTATGGCCACTGGTGCTGTGTTAACCGAAGTTGGAGTAACAGCATCAGCTACTATACTGGCCACTGTAACATTGTCACGCAGTGTGTTATTGAAACTTTGAATTACAATGTCAGCATTGGCATCTGGTACAGCATTAGCACCAATAAATGTCAGTGTGGTGCCAGAAATTGAGAAATCTACATCAGGAATTTGATAAATGCCATCAACAAACACTACCATGCTGGTACTGCTTACAGTAGCACCCGACATAGTGTAAGCAGTTTGTACTCCGTTGCCGGTAAATCTATCTACAAATCCAGCTGAACTGCTGTAATTACCAAATGTGCGTACACCAATTACCGAACTAGCCACAGGTGCTGCTAGGAAAGTTAGTATGTTACCAGACAGTGTATAGTTTGTACCTGGCCTTTGTAGCACTGTGTCTACAGTAACCAACAAATCTGTAGCAGCATTTACATTGGCACTAAGTGTAAACTGTGTTTGACTGCCATTGGCTGTAAATGTATCATTGATAACTGGCGTTCCAAATCCAACACTGGCATTTGATATATTGTATATGGTGTTATAAGTATTGCCACTGCCTGAACCAGTGGCAGTTACAGTAACAGTGATATTGCTGCCAACATTGCTAGCAGTGATTCCTGCACCAACAAAATTAATACTGGTTACTGCTGTGGTTAATACATTGCCTTCATCGGATATAATAATATTAGCTGCACCACCACCAGCTGGTCCAGTTGCACCTTGAGGCCCGGTAGCCCCTGTTGCGCCAATACCAGTGGCTCCAGTAGCTCCAATATTACCCGAAATTCCTGTGGAACCCGTGGCTCCAACATTACCAGTTAGTCCAGTGGCTCCTAATCCTGTAGCTCCGGTAGCTCCTGCTGGTCCTGTGGGTCCAGTGGCACCTTGTGGACCGATTTGACCACCAATTCCGGCCCAAGCCGTGCTATAATACACCAATAAGTCGCCGGTATCTGTGTCAAACCAAAGTGAACCATCAGAAGGTGTACTTGGTGCTGTATTACTGGTAACAATACTGGCTCCACCTGAACCGATTACAGTATTACCAACTTGACTACCGGGTGGTAGTACAATGGTATTTCCAGTACTGGTGATTGTGGCACCACCTAAGTAGATACTGTTACCACTTAGGTAAATGTCGCGCCAACGAAGTGAGTTGGTTCCTAGATCGTATGTTACATTTGCACTGGGTATAATACTTTGAGCAACTGCTGCTAAATTACTACTAGCGCCAGTAGCTCCTTGCGGTCCAGTGGCACCTGTTGAGCCTATATTACCTGCTATACCAGTGGCACCAGTTGCACCTAATCCTGTGGCTCCTGTTGCTCCTTGTGTTCCTGCTGTACCTGCCGGGCCAGTAGCTCCCGTTGCCCCATCAGCACCGGCTACACCTGTAGCACCTGTAGCTCCATTTATGCCTGCTACGCCTGTAGCACCAGTAGACCCAACTAAGCCTGTGGCACCAGTGGATCCTGCTGCTCCAGCAACTCCAGTGGCTCCTGTGCTACCTTGCGGACCAGTAGCTCCTGTTGCGCCTGCTGGCCCTGTGTTAGCAAATGGCGCACCATTGGCAAAATAATAATTGTTACTGTAAATTCCAGAATTGGCAATAAAGTTAGCTGCTCTGACATTACCAACCGAATCAATGCCAGCTACTGTGATAAAATCGTTACCGCTAAGAGTAGTACTAGCACCACCAACTTCAACCCAGGAATTACTAAACAGCACAGCCAATTTGGCATTATCAGAGTCTAACCATAAATCACCAGGATTGGCTCCTGCTGGTGCAGTGGCACTGATTGTAACACTAGCACCACCCGCTGCGGTATTACTGCTGGTAATGGCATGTTGTACTACAATTTCTGTATTGGCTTCTAGTACTTCGCTGAAACTGATCCAGCTAGTATTAGCTGTAAAGTTAACTTCTGGAACTTGGTAAATGCCGTTAACGTGTACTATCAGCTGATTAGCGGTGAATATGTTGCCTTGGAAATCAAAACTGGTATTAACACCATCAGCTAGGATAACTCTACTAAAACTGAATAAATTGCCTGGTGTTCCGCTTCCGGTTCCTGTGGCATTTACAATAACTGTGATATTACCGTCTGAACCCGATGCAGAGATACCTGGTCCTACAAAATTAATACTGCTTAGTGACCCGGTGACTTGTGCGCCTTCATCGTAGACAATGATATTAGCTGATCCACCACTACCCGCAGGACCAGCTGGTCCTGTAGCACCTTGTGGGCCAGTAGCACCTGTTGAACCCGAACCTGTGGCTCCTGTGGGACCTGTTGATCCTGTAGCGCCTGCTACACCTGTAGCACCCGTTGAACCTGAACCAGTAGCTCCCACTGGTCCTGTAAATCCTGTACTACCGCGAACACCAGTGGCGCCCGCCGGTCCAGTTGCTCCGGTAGCGCCTGTTAAACCTTGTACACCAGTGGCACCTGTGCCACCGTTAGCTCCAGCCTGACCTGTGGCTCCTGTAGCACCACCTGGGTCGCCTTGTGGACCGGTAGCGCCTGTACTTCCTGGAACTCCAGTAAAACCAGTGGCACCACGTGGTCCAGTTGCTCCTGTTGATCCTAAACCACCAGTTGCTCCTGTAGCACCGCCTGGATCACCTTGTGGTCCTTGTGACCCTGCAGGCCCAGTTGCGCCAGTTGCTCCCGGAGGTCCGTTTAATCCCAATGGTCCTGTAGCACCAGTGTCGCCTTGTGGTCCTGTAGCACCAGTAGCACCCCCAGGATCACCAGCTGGTCCAGGTATACCAGTGGCACCTGTGCTACCACGGAATCCTCGTTCACCAGTGGCACCAACGGGTCCGCTTGCCCCTAATGGGCCTGTGGCTCCTGTGGCTCCACCCGGATCCCCAGTTTCGCCCTGTGGGCCTGTGGCACCAGTCGCTCCGAATCCTGTGGCACCAGTGGCACCTATAACACCAGTAGCTCCTGCAGGACCTGATAAGCCTGTGGCTCCCGTTGCACCTGTGGCACCACCAGGATCTCCTGTGTCACCTTTGGGACCTGCTACACCAGTAGCACCAGTGGCACCACCCGGAGAACCTGCTGGACCACTGGGTCCAGTAGCACCTGTGGCTCCATCTGGTCCCGGTGTTCCTGGGGGACCTTCTGCTCCTGTGGCACCTGTGGCGCCTGATCCTGTGGCACCCGTAGCTCCCGCTTGACCTGTTTCACCGTCACTGCCTGGTTCACCAGCTGGACCTTGAATACCAGTAGCACCTGTAGCACCTAGTCCTGTAGCACCTGTAGCACCTACAGCGGCTACCGCGCCTTCTAAGTTAACTTCCCATACATCATAAGTGCCTGACCCAAATACTGTGTAAACATTGGCCTGCATGGCACCAGTCACTGGACTGTAACTGATGGTGCGACCAATCATGTATTGTGTTATGCTGTTGGCAACTACAATTTCTTGAGCAGTGGTATAGCTTAGATTAGCTCCAACTGTAAATGTTTTAACACCAGTACCAATGGTTAACGAATTAGATGTGGTAGTTTGATAAGTATCGCCCTTGGGACCAGTACTACCTGTACTACCTTGCAATCCTACATTACCTTGTGCCCCAGTGGCACCCATTGGTCCTGTGCTACCAGTGGCACCCGAAGCACCTATACCAGTAGCACCAGTTGATCCAGTAGCACCTAAGCTACCAGTGGCACCTGTTGCGCCCGATGCTCCAATACCAGTAGCACCTGTACTGCCCAATGGTCCAGTAGCACCTGTTGCGCCTGTGGCTCCCGATGCTCCAGTGGCTCCTGAAGCACCTTGTTCACCCGTGAGTCCAATTTGTCCTGTAGCACCTGTGGCACCTAAACTACCCGTGGCTCCTGTTAAACCAATGGGCCCTGTGGCTCCTACTGGTCCAGCTACTTCTGTAGTGATATCTAACCAAAACTGATCTGTGCCACTGTTGATATAAATGTATAATATGTCAGTGCTAGTATCATACCACTGATCACCAGCACTAGGCGATACTGGTGCTGTATTGCTCTGCGTAAATCCGCCACCGCCGCTGACAAATGGCGTGCCGTTGGAGAAAAAGTAAGCATTGGCATAGACATTGGCAAAAGTTGGATTGGAGTTAACGCTGAATGTTATGCTTTGATATGGTGTAGCATTGGCATTACTGGTAATAGTAATGTTATTGCCTGACAGTATGCTAACATGATCTAGCCCAGTGGCGACCAGCGTATCGCTGCCGTCAACTTCCCAGTACTTAAATGTACTGTTCATGGCAATCTTTACATTGCCGTTACCTTGATTAATTACGTCAAAGCCAGATTCTTCATCAAAATTAATGGTAGTAACATTGGCTACTGTGACATTAGGTGCTGCATTGCCAATGTACAAACTCTGAATAGTAACTGCTGACGGCCCAGCTGGCCCAGTGGCACCTTGCTCACCTTTGTCACCAGTTCTAGCAAATGTTACTATAACATTTTCATCATTGGTAAATGACGTTACTGAACCACTTACATAAGCGCAGTTTACAGTAAAATAACCAGATTGTTCAACAGCATCACTAATAGTATAAAGCGCAAATCTGCTGTTGTCTTGATAAGCACTGATTTTAAAATGACCCTTGATGGTGCTGGTACTGTCATCAATGGTACGCAAATATGCCTGTATGTCAAAGGGACCGGATTGTTCATCGTCAACATACAGTGTGGTAGCAGTGGTAATGTTATTAGCGTTAAACTTGACATAACCACTGGTTGGATCAAAATCTTGTGTGTCAGTAGAGAACTTGTACTGGAAGGTAGCTCCACCAAATCCACCTGATGGTCCGCTTGCACCAGTGGCACCTACGCCGCCGGTAGCACCTGTACTACCTTGTATGCCTCGTAGGCCTGTAGCTCCAGTGGCTCCAATTACACCGGTCGCACCCGTAGCTCCTGCATCACCGGTGTCCCCAGTGGCACCCTGACTCCCAGTAGCACCTTGTGGTCCACTGGCGCCTGTAGCTCCTGCTCCAGTGGCGCCTTGTGGTCCTGTTGAACCAGTAGCACCTTGAGTTCCGCCCGCACCAACAGGGCCTTGTGGTCCTGTTGATCCAGTAGAACCTTGTTCACCTCGAGGACCAGTGGATCCACGTGGTCCTGTAGCACCTTGTTGCCCTATACCAGCAGGACCCGTGGCACCTGTTGCACCACCTGGTGATCCTGCAGGTCCAGTAGCACCTGTAGCACCTGCTCCAGTAGCACCTGTAGCGCCTAAATCACCTTGTATACCCTGAGGTCCTTGTGGGCCTGTAGCACCAATACCTGTTGCACCAGTGGCACCAATACCACCTTGAGGACCAACTGGTCCTATACCACCGGTCGCTCCTGTACTACCTGCAGGCCCTGCAGGACCTAATGGTCCTGTAGCACCGCTAGCGCCTGTGGAACCTGTGGGGCCACCAATACCAGTGGCACCTGTAGCACCAGTGGTTCCTAACGGACCTTGTGGACCAACCGGTCCTATACCACCTGTGGCTCCTGTACTACCTAACGGACCTTGTGGTCCCACTGAACCAGTTGCGCCACTAGCACCAGTTGCGCCAGTAGGCCCTATTTGTCCTGTGGCACCTGTGGCACCTGTGGTACCAATGGGTCCTTGGGGACCAACTAAACCTGTTAAACCAGTGGCACCTGTGCTACCTTGTACCCCGGCAAGACCTTGTACACCTGTGGCACCAGTTCCACCTGCAGCTCCTACTGGTCCAGTTAAACCAATTGGGCCTGTGGCTCCTGACGCTCCTACTGGACCACTGGCACCTTGTTGGCCAGTGGCACCTTGTATACCAGTTGCACCAGTTAGGCCAATTGGACCAGTAGCCCCCGAACTAGACCATGGAGCACCATTGGCAAAATAATAATTATCTGAATAAACTCTAGCTACATGTACATTACCACTGACTCCTACACCGCCGGTGATTCTAAACGCACCCGAACTGGTATTTGTGCTGTCCTGTCCCGAAGTAATCAGTACATTGCCAATCTCCAGTGTGCCCGGAGTACCTGTTACTTGTCCAGCATTAACCGTGGCATTGGTTAAAAATACCAGTCTACCAGTTTGGTTATCCCAACCAATAAAGGCAGCACTGGCTGCGCCGGATTTATAATAGTATAAGCGAATACCAAGATCTTGGCCATCATCTACTGTGGGTGCACCACCACCAGCAGCGGTGTGTAGATCAAACAGTGCATTGGTAAGATAGGTATTACTGGTAGATACTGTAGTGGTGTTACCCAACAGTGCTAGATTGCCAGTAACAGTGAGATTTACAGCAGTTAGGTTCTGTTGTACGCCAATTTGTGTGATTAAGGGTTGGCTAGCAGTGCCGATAGTACCAAATACAGTAGTGGCCGCTATGTTGCCTGCATTGATGTTTCCAGTTACTCCTAGTCCACCACGTACTTGTAGTTGACCGGTAGTGGTGCTAACACTGGCTGCATTGCCAGTTATGGTAAGTGGAGTACCTAGTACTGTGTTGGTAAGATTGCTAGCACTGAAGCTAGACAGTACAGCAGGCTGGCGTAGATACCTAAGCATGTTGGATTAGCTCATTACCTCATAACTGAGTAGGTATTGTAATATACCTGCTTGGCTAGCTGATATTCTTAGGCTGTCCCCTTCTTCTAAATAGATTCCGGTGTCTTTACCAATAGCCACTGTGCTGGCACCAATGGGCACAGGCAAGTTATATAATATCTTATAACTAACGCCACCACGATATAGATCTATGGTAGCTGTGGCATCAGCAGCACCTAAATTGGTAATAAACAAGGTGTTAATACGATATACTTCAGAACTGTTCAGCGCATTAGATGCAATGGCCAGTGGGGTAGCTGTTATCCACTCTCCTACAGATTTGCCAGTGATTGATGATGCGCTAATTAAATTCGGTGCGGCCATACCAGATCCAGTACAATAATATTGTATTTATGGTATGTTATTCACACAATGGTATAGTCAAAGTGTTACTGGCTTGAGTTACGTAGGAACCTTTATAGCCTGCTGCTTGCGGTATTCTCAGAGTATATGTTGGCTTGATTGTGCCCAATCTACGGCATCTTATCCTATAAGTAGTAGGGCCAGTCTGCGTCGGTGTTCCAAATATGCTGATTCCGGTGTAATATGGCTCAAAAGGAGCAGGATTAAACGAATCCAGGACCTGATTTGCCTGCACATCTATGTAGAAATCTGTTGTACCATCCAATGGTATACAAGTACCACCATAGCTAATTCGCAAGGTCAAGATGTTAGGTGATGCTGTGGTAGTAGATGTTGTAGTGCTGGGTGTAGGCGCTCGACTGGTATCTATAATACGCACATTGGCAGTGATAGTAGGATAGCCATCCAAAGTCAAGCGCATGATTTCATTGGCTTCAGTTTTGAGATCTTCTGTGGCCACATAGGTAACTATGCTTTCATTGTTTACAGTGGTAAAAACGCCTGTTAGGGCAACATTACCAATGTCTGCGCTTTGTATACCTGTGCCCGAAAGCGTAAACGGAAAATCTAATCCATCTGGCACTGGACGTCGTGCGAAAAATCTAAATGTTATGGTTTCGCCTTCATTGACCACATTAGGTAATGCTTCTACACCATACAGAGGAGTATCTTCAACCACGGTAATAGAAATGTATTTGGGTTGACCAATTTGTCCATGCTGTGTGATCAAGGTATAAACAAACCCATCATTGCCTTTAAAATTACGATTAGGTACATATAGAAAGTTTCTACGATCTTCAGTTAAACGCACATATCCATTCATGGGCTGTGTTATAGCTATGGGATCAGACCAAAGTGCATCACCTACTCTATAAGTAAGATGTGTATTGTATAATCCCAATGTACTTACTGTATTACCTAGTATGGTATTGTTAGCATAGCCAGATGCTTTGCGGTCTGAAGTAAATCTCTGTTTATAAATGTCGTAGTTTTGCACGTTGACCATGGGAATAACCAGGCCACGCTTTTTCTCATCAGTGCTGTATTCAGCCTCGGGTTTGATTATTTCATCACAGATCACTCTAACTGTGCCCGTGACACTGTTGGCGAATATAATGGTATTACCGGCTATGTTGTATTCTTCAAAAGGAATACCGCTGGTTTTCTTGGTAACATATCTGGGATTAATTACTCGATAACCATTTAAATAAACTTCTACCCAGTGTGAGCTAACAGGAGTAAAGGATAATTCTAGTTCATTTTGATTGCTCATCACAGTGGTTTGTTGCTGAGCATATCTGGCCACATTAGTAGACGTCACTGTGTTAACCATGTAAAACGCTAGGTCTTCAGTCTTGGGCACAATCACATGATGATTAGGTACTACTAACAAGTTAGCCTCCTCTGATCAGCCATTCGCTGGGCCATAGATAACCTGTTCTAGCTGTTAACATGGTAGTGGTGTTAAAGTGAATTCTATAGTTCCAGTAGGCTGTGCCAGTGATTTGGAAAGCAGTGGCACTAACATACTTACCTGCGAAAAATGCCGCAATATACTGTTGACTGTAACTGCCCTTATTATACAAATAAGTACGCTCATAAAACACAAATGGTAGTTTGCTAGGCGGATTACCTCGACCAGTAATAGAATCTCTGGCACGACCATAAGGTGCAAATGCTCCTATATAAGTATAGGTAGCACCCACTTGTGTAAATTGATCCATTTCCCATAACACATCTTGATAGTGCACAGGTTGATTAAAGATTGTTAAATGATTAGCTCTAGGCATAATCAAAGCTGGAAATTGTAAAGTTACAGGCTCATTTAGATAAAATACAGGATCCAGGTTCCTAAGTATTGGATCAACTTGAGGTTGCATTAAGGGTTCAAAGTCTTTCAGCAGCTGAGGTATTACTTCAGGCATTAAAGGATCAAATTGTTTCTCAATTGACGGCACCGGAGAAATTATTTCTGCAGCCATTTGTACTTCCAATGGATCTGTTGTCATGGTGAATTCATAGACCGGAGTATCTAGCATACTAGTAAAAATAAAGTCAGGCGCGGGTGCTATGTTACCTTCTACGACATCATAGTTAAAATCTTGACTGGACATTGAGCTCACAAAACTGGTGTCAATGTTTTGATAAATGAATCCGTTGTCCTGAGTAAAATTAGTAGCGGCTTGTAATAGATCAACTTCATCATTAAATCTATAAAATTCAGTTCCAGGCAGTGTTCCGCCTGATGCAATGAGCCCTTGAAATTCTGTATGAGTTATTTGATTTGCAGCAGTTCTAGTAGGTGATATGATATCACCGTGAGGTCTGGTTAGTAAATTACCAACAAGTTGATCACTTTCTGGGTCAAATTTGCCAGGTAACACATTACCACGAGCTGCTTGATTTACTATATATGTGGTATTTGTTGCCTGCCCTTGGCCAACAAGACTATTGCTAAAAAATACTGTAAATTTCGGTATGGTGTTAGACACACTAACTAATCCACTAACCAAACTATATTCGTTAACCAAATTGGCCTGAATATCGTCGCTGCTAATAAAGGTTGGCGATTTAACTGCTTCAAAACTTACATTAGAACGTAATTTATTGAATTGTTCTACAAACAATGAACTAATACTGCTATAGACATTGGTAGCTGCATGCCCTCGTTCTGCAGTCATTGACTTGGTAATAACAGTTACATTTGTAAAAGCTGTACCAAGTTGTTTATACAACCAGGTTGGATTTGATCTCAACACCGGCCCTGAAATACTGCGATTATTAATGCTCCAACGTCCCACTGGTATACGCACATTGCCGCCATCAACATCAGTTTTGATTTGATACAGTATGGCATCTTGCTGGTAATAATTAGGCACCAACCATTCTAGGGCAATCTTAGCGCCGGTGCTGACACTGCTGACATACGGTCCAACTGTGGTACCATTAACCACAAGATTAACACCTATTCTGTCCACTAGCAGCGCACTAGTCAATGTAGGCACAGTGGCAGTTAGTGTGAGATTGGCAGATCTATAAGCAGGCTCTTCAAAAATTTGCGTGCCTGTTTGATTCATGTTGCGTAATCTAACAAATGGATTAACCAAGGGCAAGTAATTCATAGCATTGAATTTTGGCCCCGGAGCTGTTAACAGTGTATTCAGATACCAATGCGGTCCAATTATGGCCACTTCTCTAGCATCGTAGATACGTCTGCTGGTAAATTGATTGGTGATCATAATACGATCACCTACTACAAAGTTATGATATTGACCACTTAGCACTGTGCTGATACCACCAGAAACTCTAGTAAAAGTTTGGCTAATACCGGTTTCTATGTCAGTGCTTCTATAATAATCAGGAATATAGTATAGACCACTGGTAGTAATTACCACATTGCTGTTAGCGTAGGTGATAGGTGGTTGATCAACATAGACATTAGCAGTGGTACTATAGGTACTAGCCAGGCTGTCTTTTACTGTAGGGATCACCTGTTGATAATCACCGATGCTAAACATAGGCGCAATAGGACGCTGAGTAGTACCCAATGGTATTTGCAATTTTACTCTATCCCCAGAAGCTACGTCATCTAGTCCTGTGTACACACGATCATTTAGGTATAATCTACCATAGTCGGCAGCTAGTTTGATATTAACCAAAGGTGGTATGCGTTGATCTACCACAAACTCATAGGCAGTTTCAGTGTCAGATTCGGCCAGACTTTTAATAACATCAACATATCTAGCAGTGAATCCTTGTGTGTCTTTGGTAAAGCTACCAGATCCTAGTGCTACCCAACGCCCATCAATGATTTCACTGCCAAACAAATAACTGGTTCCTGCTGCTATACCTGAAATATTGGCACTGTCATAGATCACATCAGCGCCGCTGATTCCTACATTGGCTGTGGAATTGTGTCTGGTATTGTCATACCAAAATTCAATGTACTGGAATCTACCTCCAGTGTAAACCCCCACTTCATAGGTATAAGCAGGAGCTAAAACATTGCTTTTAAACAGCACCGCAGTATTAGCTGTTAGTGTTTGATTATTGGTAACTGTGGCATAATTGCCCATGAACTTTACAGTAGTGGGTGCTGTGATTGTGGCACCAGTGCCATTATACAAATTGGCTCTGTTATATTGGTAACTGATTGTAGTACTCACTGGTGGCGGATTTGTGCCAAAATCTATCACAGTCTTTTCTACTGTGAGCGGTACACCAGCAGTGGCACTAATACTAGCATTGCTGTTAAAGTAATAGTTTCTAAATAAAGCACTAGCGGCCGAAACTGAAGTAGGTGTGTTAGTAGGTATTCCTTCGTCGATGACCGCAATAGTTCTTGCTAAACTTACCCCAGATTCTGCTTGTACACTAACTGTGATAGTTTCAGTACCTTCATAGGCTACGTTAGGTTCTGTGGTCAACGTTAGCACAGCAGCACCATTGGCGGCTGTAATAGAACCAGTCATGCCAGTGCCTGCCACAAAGTCTGAGCTGTCTACAGTGCCTGTGATAGCATAATTAAATGTTTCGCCGTCGCTGAGTGGAACTTCAGTAGCAGTCAAAGTAAATTGCACTGTGTTACCTTCAACTATGACTATGCTGTTAGCGGTCCATACATACTGTCTTGGCAAGGTATACAAACTGGCAACAGCAGCTCCTGAAGGAACACCACTACCTGACACAGTTTGTTTAACCCAGATTGCTGCATAATCGGCACTGCTAATTCGCACAGTGATACCACCACTGTTGGCTAATGGAGTAACACTATAAGGAGTTCGAACAATGCTGGAAGCTCCACCAACTCCGGCGCTGGTATAAAATGCCCAGGTAGTATCTACTGAATTACTGGTAATGCCATCAATGGTAAACACATTACCAGTAACTGCAAGTATGGCATTACCGCTGACAGTGGTACTGGTTACTGTGTCTACAAATCCAACCTGTACATTGTTAACCAAGACATTTGCATATTTCTTTATAGCAGTATTGGTTAATAAAAGCATGTAATTGGGCACAGTTTCAGCCATATACACAGTGGCGTTGACATTGAAAAATTCTGTAGCAGTTACATAGCTGCTTACTGTAATATTGTTGCCGCTGATATAATCGCCTACTTTGACATTAGCTAGATTAGGTAATACCACTTCAGGCCAATTAGTAGTGGTAATCACTGTGTTTACTGTGTTACCCAATGGATAGCTGTCCCAGCTGGTTCCGACCCAGCGTATACGCTTGCCTACAAATTCACCCAGGCTTTGATCTTGGAAATAAACACCAGGAGTTTCATAGGTTTCTAAATTACCATCAACGATGTTCAGCGGGTTCACATTGATAATGGGTTTGCCTTGATACAAATTCTTTGGCTCTACATACACAGCATCAGTCTGCAGACTTCCGAATGTGGGATTCATTTGAACAGGTGTATTTTCAAAGGTTATAGTTCCGTTGGTATGCACATAAAGGTTACCAAATATGTTACCATAACTTTTAAGATTAAATGGCAATGGGACTAGTGTAAAACCTTCATCGATGTCTCCGGAATCTGGTAGACTATAAAAGCCCACTGGTGGAGCAACACGATTCAGAGCAACTGTACTAGGCAATAAATAATCGCGTAAAAAGGTCGAACTTATAACGGTTACTGTATAATCTATAGCAGTTTCGCCCAAAATTACAGGACTTCTAAACACACCGTTGTTGGTTGCTTTGTAGCTTACAGTAAAGTAGTCATTGGAGTTTACAGGAGCATCACTGATACCATTGGCCCAGTATCTCAGACCTGTGCCTAATTTAGGATAAATTCCTTCCTGTCCTAGCATTACAATTTGTCTTAGTTCAGTGCCAATGTGTGTAACTGGTCCAGTTCTAGGTTCTAAACTGAATGGCACAATCTTTTGTATGCCAGTGAGATTCAGTGTTACTGCTGGTCCTAGGTAGTGTGTGGCCAACATATTACCATTTACTGAACTAACCAGTGTGACTTTGTTAGAAAAACTGACTGCGTTGTACACACTATCTGCATAGTACTGTAAAACCAAGTTGGTATTATGTCCGGTAACATGCAAATAACCATTAAACAACTTACAGTAAGCCGGAATAAAATCCGGTGTGTTCCAGATAGCATAAGCAGGATTATTACCGGTAAACACCAATAATCTTTGATTATTAGAATCCGGTACTGCTACTCTGGCACCATCTGCCAGCGTGGCCGGCGACCCAACAGCAGAGCCAGTATATAAAACATTGGTTGCGCCACTGAGACTTACATAGATAACTTTCTGAGTACGTGTGACTACTATGGCGTCGTTATTTACACAGGCAATGTCTAGTATTTCTTCATCGGCTAGTGTTATGGTAGTTTGTAGTGCAAAATTTATACCTAGCACATATATTTGACTAGCGCCAGCTATCCAAATTTTATTTGCCCTGACATCCATGGCAGTCACTGCCGGGAATAGTGCACTTAGAAATTTCTTTCTGGCAGCGTCTAAAAATGATCCACTGCCAGGAATATCTTCTTGAAATGGTAAATCATCTAAGATAATAGTAGGAGTTACTGTGGGTTCAAACTTGTCGCTTTCATAAAAACGTGTACTAAATACCACACGATAAATTTTACCGTCGTTGCCTAACAGTAATAAATCTTGCTTGTAACCTCCTGAAGGTGTAACACTGGTAATTTTTCTATAGTCGATGGGACCTGCTGGCAACATCAATCTATTAATTGCTTGCCCAGTGGTAGAGTACAGCACTGCTGAGTTCTTCAATGGGTCCATGACCACATGCATGTTTTCTACATCAATAAATCCTTTGCCGAACCCTATAGGACTATTTTGTAGAAATTCAGGTAACTCTGAAAAACTAATTGTGGGACTAAATTGAATATAATTATACCAGCGTCGGCGAGCATCTGCTGATTTGACAGTGGCGTTGTAATTGTTGCGATTAACTACGGCAAAGTTCTGTAGTTTATCGTCTAGATAGTAAGGATAAAATTGATATCCTAGATATCCTGCAGGTGTGGTAACTGTGGCAGTGACAATATCATTGTTACTCAATACAATAGGACGAGCAGTTACACCGATACCGTTAACTTGAATTGATACATTAGACCATATATCAAACTTTTGACGACGGGTTGATGTAAACGCTAAGGTAACTACACTATTGGGAACGCATGACGATACACTGGTGAACATCGTGCTTCCCAATCAAGATAATAAGTCTACTAGACATATCACACTGTGGTAGTGCTGGTTGTGGTTGTAGTTGGTACTACACCGCCCACGTATATATGACTGTCTTCCACTGCTGTATTGGCCTGTGTTAACACCATTAGTCTAACACCCACACCATAGGCTTCGGTAGCATATAGTGCAGTATATCTGCGTGTAGCTGCTTCATTGTACACTGTAACATCAATGCTGGTACCAGGTCCAACAACCTCAGCACTAACTGTGCCAATCATGTCTAGCTCATCACCATAACGATAACGCGGAGTACTCAGGTTATTGAAAAATGTAACAACGAATTCCCCAGTTTCAGTTAGGCTTTGCTGCTGGAAAGGGTTCATTAGAGCAGCACTGTCTGTGCTGTCAACTACTGCGTATTTCTTACGACTAGGACTTAGCACATCATTTTCACGTACAATAAATTTATAAAATTGGTCATATAGTATTACTGCTGCGGATACCGTAGTGGGAGTGCTGGTTCCGCCTACAGCGTATACAGGACACTTACTGGTTTCTGTGGTTGGATCATTGCTACCCCTAAATGCTCCGCCGCCGCGAACATGCCCTGTTAAACGATCAACAGGACGTTGTACTAAAAACCAACGAAATGGACTATTACCATGACCTGTAGTAGCACTAACCGAGCTAGGAATTTCTTCTTGACTGTCTTCCCATACTGCTAAAAATATACCACGATTAGTCAACGTTAGCGTGTAACTCATTGGGTAAGCACCTTCGCTGCCCACGCTCACAGTTCTGTTGATCCAAACCTGTGTCACTGACCCGGTGCCGCTATCAGCTGGAGCACCGCTGTTGTTCCACGTAGCACTAAAGTTTCCTGGTGGCTCAACTGGCTCAGTGGAAGTGGCGCTTCTATTATTTAAAAATGCTATAGTACCAGAATCTGGAAACTGTAGCGCAGTTCCTGCATGCACTGCCAATCTGTTACTGTCTATTAGATTGAATACCAATCGCCAAGCAGCAGTAATTGTAGTACCCGGCGGAGTATAGCTGGCCAGTGGATCTACGTCGGTGGTTCCTTCATAGATAACCTTACCAGTGCCCGCAGTGCCAAACTTTTTAATAAAATAGGTTTTCCCACTGTGCGCCGTAGTAAGTTCGGTATTGATATCTATCAGCATGGCTGATAGTGTGGTATATCCATGTTTTGTTACTGAGTAAACGGCCATTTTATTCTATACTCCAATTATATAATTTGCTTCAGCACCGCTATTCTTAACCCCGAGTTATAAGTGCCATTGGCTGGCAATGCCTTATAAACTCGTTGTGTTGACTCTTGGTATGCTGTTACAGAAATTTCATTGCTGGCCATACAAACATCAGCACTGGTTTGACCTAACATGTCTAATTCTTCACTGTATCTAAATCGTGGTGTGGTTAGGTTGTGCAGGAAGCTGACTAGATATTTGCTGTCCTCAGTAAGTGAAATTTGATTGCTACTGTTAATAACAGCAAAACTATCTTTCCAATGAGCATCCGCTGGCACTCGATATGGACAGGTTTCACTGGTAACAATAACTCCAGTATCTGGATTAGCATATAAACGTCTTGCGTCTGCATCACCTTGGCTAGGATGTAGTACATCGGTTTCACGTACTATAAACTGCCAATACCTATATCCTACACTGTTAATACAAAATACCGGACTCTTACCAGTGGTAAGTGTTTTGCCAGTTACACGATCCACTGGACGCTGAATCAGGAACCAATTGAAATAGTTGTCTGTGGTCAATCTGCTGGTTCTTTGCAGCACACTAAAGCTACCCTCCCAACATCCGAAAAATACACCGCGATTAGTTATAGTTAAACTATAATTCAATGGATAAGCATTACCGTCAGTGCCTACTCTGGTTTTTCTATTTAAAAATCCTTGAGTTGGCTCACCTGCATCGGGTGTACCCGATGCACCAGTGGGCGCTTTACCAAACGCACCCGACCGATCAATAATAGCTCCGGATGCATCACGCACATAGCTGATATTAGCCTTATCATCAATCTGTATTGGAGTGGCTGCATAAAAACTTACCACTTGTTTGTCAGTGACATCTATGCCGATTCGCCATGGTTCAGTTTCTTCAAACTTAAATTGCAGTGTTTCACCACCAGTTAAACTTTGATTGCTGCTTAGTACCACAGTGGCTTCTGTATTGGTACTGTTGATGTTAGCAGATACCACTGTGACATAGCCAGATACCGATCCTGGTAATACTGCACTGGTCACACGCTGTCCTGCATAGATAATAGGTTTCCAGCTTTGGCCAGGTGTAGTCATTCCGTTGACCTGAACAATGGTGTTGCTGGTAGTACTAGATACCACGTTAGCATAAACACCAACTTGATCATTCTTAGGATCAACCATGCCAGTGGCTTCTAGTGCCACAGCAAATTTACTAGGTACCGTTGTGGTATTGCTGGTAAATGCAGCGCCGTTACCTCTGGTTAACAAAGTAGTATTACCACTAATGGTTACGTTTGCACTGAGTTCTACCCATGTAGCTGAAGCTGTTGTTTCACTATAGGTATACCATGGAGGCCCATTATAAACTACTCCAACTGGAATATTAAATGTACCCGTATTAACAATGGTAGTTCCAGCTGGAATAGTTGATAGTCCCGAAGGATCAAAAATTTCTTGACCCTTTTTAACAGTGCCAATTGGGCCTTGTCTGTCGCCTGAGGTAGTCGTCCAATACCAAATTTTATCAGTGGGCCATCTAGTGCCCTTTGTTCCGCCGGAGCCGTTAACTCCCCAAGCTGCATCCCAATTAGTTTGTGTTCTTTCATCGCTAGGAACACTATTTCCACTTCTAGCCAAAAGATTAGCAGTAGCAGCACCACCTTTGGTGCTGGTTACAGAGGTAGTAAGGAAAAAGCTACCGGCACGATAATCTACATTAGCCTGTCCATCTAGTGTTCCGTGAACTAGGTATGCCGGCTGCGGAATACCTGCAATACTATTATAAGTAGCAGGCACGTTGTACTGATAGCTAGTAATTTCTCCTACGGCTGTGCCAACAGCAGTAACATTAATCATAAATGGAGTATCGTAGGAACCACCTAATAGAACTAGTCTGTCACCGACCCTATAACCACTGCCTTTATTAACCATGTTAAACACTCTGATAGATGGCGGCCAAGTACTAGTATAATCAGTGATGTCAGGATCCACAGTATCATTGATGAATCTGGTGTTAACTACCCTAAACCCATGATTCTGCATGTCAGCAACCATTCTAAATACCATGTCGCTGACTGTAACAAATCCTGCACGTTCTACCGAGTAGAACCCTTTGTCTGCATTAGTATATTCATAAACTGTACGAATAGACATTAAAAATTCTCCATTCCTAGGATAGATCCATAGATATACAGTTATTTATCAAATGCACAGTTTTGAATTTAAGGAGTAACCATACCAGAGTCAGTAACAGCCGGGTAATAAAATATACTCAGTGTCACTGGACCACCGGCATTATAAGGGTCAATACTGGATATGGTACAGTAAACATTAGGTACTGGTGGCTCTTCAAAATTAGCAAATATGCTAAACTGTCTGCTTTGAAAACTGCTGCCATCGTTGAAAAACACTGTGCCGTCATCGGTGAGATGGTCTGGTGTTGCAATAAAAGTATAAGGATTGGGTTCTGCCTTAAGCGGCGTAGAAAACACTTCAACCTTGCAGGCACGACTCACTGTAAGACCATACACAATACTGCTAACTCCAAGTGGTAATACCACTTCAGCACTGCCATAACCAGGCACTGACACTGTGGTGGTGTACCGTCTGCGCCTAATAGCAGCTTCGGGTGGTGCTGGAGCCCAAAACATGTTGAGGCTACCACCGCCTTCTGCAACCATCATCTGATTAGTACCAGCTGGAGTATAATTAGGTAAAGTATAAGCTGCTACACCCACATTACCTACTGTTACCAGATTGCCTACAAACAAGTTACCAGTGATGCTGGTATCACCAATAACATCTAAACTGACATTTGGATTCCAATTGTTGATACCAACACGACGATTAGTAACATCAAAATAAATTAAGTTGCCGTCGATGGCTAAATCTAGACCCTGGCGTTCTAGATTACGCAACAACATTGGACCTGAAATTCTACCGATAGCCATGATTATGTCACTGTAATTTCTAATCTAACAAATGGGAACGTATTACCATAGTAAGTCATAATAGTTCCTGAGAATCCTGTAAAGGTATAATCAACTTGATATACCCCAGCTGCTGAGTATTGGATAGTACCTACACTGGCTGTGCCACCACTGGCGATTGTACCACCACCCGATCCTACATACAATCTATTAGGCCCAGTAACACCACTTATTGCCCATGTAGCCCCCGGAGGTGCATCTTGCAAATCTAAATAAATCGACTGGCCAACTGTGGCCACATAGTTATAGACCTTAAATGGTGCTGTAGTAAAGGTATTGTAAGGATTAGCCACCACTGAATAGTTAGCTGGAGCGAGAGTAGTTGTAGTGGTAGTGATTGGCAGGCCGGTTACGTTAATGCTAATCACCCTGGTATTGTTAGTACCATCAAACACACAGATAAATCTATAAGATCCGCCTACACTGAGCGCAGCTGGAGTACTAATAAACGTACCTCCACCGTTGAGTGTTCTTAGACCTTGAAATTCAACCACTGGATCAGCATCAGCTATTATGGTAACGTTGCTGTTTGGAGCACCACCACTGATAACCATTGTTGTAGGTAATGCTCCTGCTGCAACGGTATAAAATACTTCATTGCCCACTGTGCTAGTTAAAGTTCCTGGACTAATGCTGACTACTTCATTGTAGGAAATAGTGGTTGTGGTTGTGGTTGCTAGTGTGGTTGTGGTTGTAGTTGTACCTTTCTGATACCAAATAGCATTCATCCAGCTGGTGTCATTGACTTCGATATCGTAATAGCCAATTTGGCTGGTCATAGCGGAATCAATAAACGCAGCTACTCTAAAGTCTTCGCTGACCTCGGGATTAGCATCATTGGCTATGTCCAACAAATAACTGTGTACAGTGGTATTACCTCTAAAATCAAGATTAGCAGTGAGTTGGTTTGAACTCACTGTGTAATTCACAGTGTCCCCATACATGTCCTTGAAATTGCCAAAATCTGCAGACTCGATGTTGCCGCGATTTGGTGTAATTTTCAAATAAACATTTTGTGGGAAACTCAAGCCTGCGCTTAATCCTGCTGTGGTTAAGCCGAGTTCGACACCAATGTACTTGCCTTCTCGAGCAGGATATGGACTAAAGTTGCTGATAGTCCAGTGTGTGGTACTGGCTGCTGGAGGCGTCAGTGCAGGAGGTGTAAAGATAAATGGCGCCAATGGTTCTGCGTAGTCGAAGAACGGTATTCCATATAAAATCACAATAGGATGATACATGGGCGGAGGGCTGGTGAAATTAATTTCATAGCCGTCTACAATGTAGGCCAAGCCAGGCACCTGATAAACGTTGTGTATGAATACCAATATCAGTATTTCATTGCCAGTTGGGTAACTGTATTTCATTGGGCCAAACACAGTTTGTTTGGCATCACCGTAGAATATGTCTTTGTCAGGATAAGGAATTTCACCAGTGATAGCAAATGGTCTCCAACGTCCTTTCATATAAATCTCAGGACGCTTTTTCTCGTCGTTAAATCGAATCAAACCATCCACTGGACAATTTGGACCCACACTGGTACTACAAGTCACTGGCATTCTAATGCTGTAACTGGCAGACTCTAATTCGCGATTCTTAAGATAACGACCCAAGCTATACTCCGTAACTGCTTACAGTGGCCACAACTCGCACATTAGCATCAATGGTAGGACTGGTAATATTGGCGCATATAGCATCACCATTGTCTAGTGCTAGTTTTTCATGCTCTACTACATAGGTATCGTGATGACAAATAGGAATAGTATAATAGATAGCATTATTGGCACTGGCTGTATTACCTGCTGGCACTGCATAAACACTGATGTAAGCAGTGACATTACCCGAGTTACAAAAGTACATGGTAGTAACAATATTTTCACCATTGCTGACAAAAATATTACTAACAGTGTTATCTAATACAGTGCTATAAAGTGACATGCTAAATCCTATAATAACAACGAATAGGCAATGGCCTTTCGCTTGGTAATTAGTTCATCGTCTCGCTTGGGCGGAGGTGCAGCTACATACACGCCGCTTTCTCCTTCACCGGGTGCAGCAAAATAAAGCACAGTAGCACTAGTAACAGGTTTAGGAACATTAGCAGTGGGTGGATTGTGATTAATTTGAAAAGCTGTGGTAGCTGTGTTACCATCCCAACCTGGACTAAAAATTATATTGTGTGGTGCAAGTGAACGTATTTCCCAATTGGTATTGCTATGATATACACCAGTGGTGTACAAATTACCACCTAGGTGAGGATCGTAGTCGTCCTCAACACGAATCATAATGTTGGCCCAATGATAACAATCGTCAGTTAGCTGCCAACGATCTACAGCTTCAGTCCAACGTAGTCCTACTGTACAATAATCTCCACGTATGACATTAAATCCAGAGTTCAATACCGGAACGCCAGTGGTATTAGAACTAAGTGTAATTATGTTATCATCTACTATGGTCTCTACACTTTTGACTTCACTGAAGCTGCCAATCACCCATAAATTACCGTAGAGAAATATATCACCTTTGCCAGCATCGCTGGTAATGGTAACATCTCCATTGTAGGTGTCTAGGCTGTAACCGCCAGTGATACGATCAAAAGATGACATAGTTTGCGAGTTTTAGATATTTATGATTAAACTAGGTACAAAAAAATAGCACCCGAGGGTGCTATCTTGTTAGTTGAAGCTAGATTAAGATACGTTACCAGCAAAATCAGTGTTGCCAGTAGTAACAGCAACGTTACCACGTTCTGCACCAGCTGCCATACCACCAGATTCTTCAAGTTGAATAAATCCGTCTGTGGTACTAACACCAAAGTTCCATGGACCTGTGCCAACTACTGTGCCTGCTAGATTGACCAGAGTACATTTACGACTGCTGATTTTAATAACAAAACCGTTGGTTCCAGCATCTAGTTTACCGCGAATGGTCATATCTCCATTGGCTAAACCGCCGTTGTTCTTGTTGGTTAAAATGCAAGTAGCTGTAACTGTGCCATCAGTTACTGTGAATTTTCTATCACCACGTTGTCTTACAACATATCCATCGTATTCTGTGCCACCAGTTTTGAATCTGCAACGTAAATCACCTTGAGTTGCACCGGTTCCGAAAAATCTCTTTGCTATAGGACGACCCATTTGTTTCTCCTTATAAGGTGTTCTAGACCTACGCGGTGGGTGCCGCATAAACTCTGTTGAGCGAACAAATATATTTATCAAAATCGTTGACAACTACTCACGGCCATGCTAGCATTACTGTGGATAAATATAAGATAACCCAAGAGGTATCATTATGAGATCAATTATTATATTAGCGGCCTCGACACTATTACTTACTGGTTGCCTTACTACCAAAGAGCAACTTTATTATGAAACTGCTAAATCAATCAGCAGAGACAACACCGTAAGCCAGACAGCTTGCTGGTCAGCTATTTCAGACATTGCCAAAGGTGGAGCCGAAGGCAGCAAAGTGGGCGCCATTGCCTTAGCTGAAAAATGTAAAAATGAAACTGTAAAAATCGAGCCACCCAAGCGTAACTGGATGGGCCTATAATCCGATATTTTTCAACTCAACAAAAAAGGGCCTTGCGGCCCTTTTTGTTTACTTCCCATCCCGATTGAAGTAAATTAGCTAAAGCTGAGTGTATTCTGTGGAATATCAACTTCGCCAAGGTAGTCACCAGCATTACCAAGCGAGCTGGCAGTATTTGTTAGCTCAACATAACCATATCTGGTCATGAAGCCAACTACTGGCTCGAATGTTGCTGGATCTAGTACAACACCACTGCTCATCAATGGTACATATGGGCAATAGAAAGCGGCTGCATCAGCTTCGCTTGTACCCTTATATCCAACTAGAACAGGTGTAGCATCACCAGCGTAGCTGTCAACATAGATCTTCATAGCGCCGTTTAGTGTACCAACAAACTTGGTGTTGGTTGGAGCTTCGAAGGTACCTTCTGTTGTACGAGCAAATGCTGAAGTTGTTGCGCTTTGTAGCACTGTTAGAGCTGCTGGACTTACAACTGCCCAGTTGCCTGCGCCACGACGTGTACGCTGAGCGATCTTGTTAGCAACACGGTTGATTAGAACAGCAAGAGCTGCGTGCTCGTCACCAACGAATGTAGCTGTACCGCTAACTAGAGTCTGGTTGTAGGTCTCTTCGATAGCAGCCAATGAACGCAAGCTAGCTAGGATTTCCTGGTCGATTTCAACTGTGATTTCCTGTGCTAGAGCTGCCATGATTTCGGCCTCAACATCTAGACCATGCATGGCTTGTGCGTCTTGAGCAGCTTCGAATGTCCAACGTGCGCTTAGTTTACGAGTTTTAGCTTCGACAACTTGCTTCAAAATTTGAACATTGATTCTGTTACCTGCAACACCTTCTAGTGTAGCTGTGCTGTTAGCACGGCTTGCTGCACCGCTGGCTTGTTGGAATGTAGCACCAGAGTATGCTGTTGCAATGCGGAATGGGCTAAGAGCCTCATCACCAGCTGTTGCACCATCATTGGCCACTGTTGCACCAACTGTGTCAGCATAGCGAACACGTAGTGTGTGAATTTGAGCAACAGGACCTGTCATTGGCTGAACACCAACGATCTCGTTAGCGATAACTGTAGGCATAACACGACGGATCACTGGCAGAATCACACGGTTTAGAGTAGCGATTTGACCAGCTTGTGTTGAGCCACCTGTAGCAGCTTCTGAAAGGTTTTTACGAGTGTTCTCGAGGATAACACTCATGGTTGTGCGGCGTGAACCGCTAAGGCCTTCTAACAGGGCTTCTTTAGTTTCGCCCCAACGGCTTTCTAATAGTTCTTGTGTCATTATTTCCTTCCTTTAAGGTTTAACTATTACTTCAACCCTGCTAGACGCTTAAGCTCAACAACATTGGTATCCTTGGACACCTCTTGAGCTTGGGCAGATTTAGCAGTTTTATCTCCTGTGACTTCTGCACGGCTTTCAGCTAAAACAGATTTTTCTTCTTTCTTAACTGAACCTGCGTTGAGTACGGCAGGAAGATACTTTTCGAATGCAGTCTTCAATTTTGGAGTCTGCACACTTTCTAGAAGTTCGCGCATGACCGCTTGCTTCTCTTTAACTAGAGTACCTAGCAGCTCGTCCATTACAGACTTGCGATCTTGGCTCTCCTTGATCACGCGGATCTCGCGTTCCTTGCTTTCAACAATACGTTGAGCACTAACTTTGGCTTCAGCAGCTTCAGCTAATTGCTGTTCTTGTTGTTCCACAATTTTCTTTAGCTTAACAATTTCTCTGTTCTCATTGAGATGAGTTAACGAGAATTCGCTAGCAAAGGCTTCGAATATACGACGGCCAAACATGTTCTCACGAGCAAGTTGGATGTCTTCTTTTAGTTGAGTTAATTCAGCACCTAATTTATTGGCAACCGACTCTTTAACTAAACGAGCACTTTGTTCGATAAAACGACGCTGAATGCTTTCCAATTTGGTTCTGGCTTCTGCAACCAGACGTACCTTGGTTTCAACAACGGCTTTTTTATCTTGACTAAATTCACGGATTTCTTCTGCTAGCGCACGGACAATGAACTTCTCCAGGCGAGCATAGTTTTCCTTTTGAATTTTGCGATCTTGGTGCAGTTCGCGAACTTCCTCGGCTAATTTCTTAACCATGAAGTCATTAAAGCGACCGGCAGATTCCATCATGTGGTTTTTCATACGCACACGATCTTCTACCATGGCCTGTTTCTCGCCTACGAATTCTTCAATTTCTTTGGCGAGGCTTTCGGTAACCATCTTGTCTAGTGCTTCAACCATTACCTGCTTGTCATGCTCATAGCGGACAGACATCTCTTCGCGCAGTTCTGCACGAATTTGATCACGAGCTTCATTTAACTTGGCTTCCCAAGCTTCATTGATAGCTTGCTTAGTGTCTTCATTGATAATACCGCTATCTAGCAATGGTTTTAGAGCGTCAAACATTTGCGGTTTCTCCTATATTTTCAAGTCTCTAATCAAACGAACCACTTCGTCTTTTAGAAACTTTTGCACTTTTTGATTTTCCTTGACTTCACCTGCCATTTCTAGCACTCTATGGCCATGACGCATGTTTAATAAACCTTCGTATATGGCTTTAGGATAGGCATGTGGAGCACTAGGTTGCGCTACAATGTCTACGGTGACTATTTCAAACTCACTGACGTGCCCAGTGGATTCTGATACATTGCCGCTTCCACGGCTGGATACACCCAGTTTCACACCACTTTCTAACATGGTCTTAACTAGCTGTCCCATTGGGGTAGGGAGGATCTTCAACTTTCCGTGTCCTGCAGGACCATCCATCCACATTTGTTCAATCATGTGGCTTACACGATCTAGGTTAATCTTTAGATCGTCGGGATGGTCTACTTCACCTAACACTGAATATCCACCTTTAATTTGTTCATTGATTGAAGTCACTGCACGAGCAATTTCCTGAACAGGGTAAACACGCTGGTTAGCATTCTTTACCCCGCCTTCAATGAATATACCTTTCATGTACAGGTTCTTACCGGAGCCGTCACTGTTGTCCTCATGCAAGACCTGCATCTTGGCATGATCAAAAGTTAGCTGTTCTCTTAGGTAAGTCATCGCTGTCTACTTACTTGGCAACTGGACTATGCTTAACTACAGGCACGCTACCATCTGTGGTGCTGCCTTCATTGTGCTTGGCACCGGCCTTGGCTGTGTAGCCTTTGGTCTTAGCACCAGGAACATTCTCATATTGTCCAGCATGTGGCATATTGCCCTTGCCTTTAGCGTACTGATTGTTTGGCTGTGGTGTTGGCTTGCCATCAGCAGCTTGTTCTGCACCACCTTTAGCGATGTTAGCCGAACTACCGCCCATGTCGTTCTTACCGGCTACAATGCTTTTGGCATTGGTGCCTGGCTTGTCGCTGGCGCCTGTACCTACAGTGTGACCTTCAGCATTGGCAGGAGCAGCAACTTTGTCTACATACTCACGTACCATGGCAGGATCCATGCCTTCTTCTTTAGGCATTTCCATGTCTGCATGCTCTGGCTCATTCATTTCGTCGCTCATGAGTGCATCGAATTCAGCTTTGAGTTCGTCAAGAGCAGCTTCGAGATCCATTACGCGATCTTCTAGCTCGCCTTCACCTTCTTCGCCGCCCATGTCACCCATGTCATCGCCTGGCTCGCCCATGTCGTCACCGGGCATCTCAGCATCCATTTCCATGTCGCTGTCCATCTCGTCATCAGCTTCAACCATGCCTTCTTGGTCAGCTTCGATTTCATCAACTAAGCCATTTACTTCGCCTAGCTCTTCATCAACACCCTCTTCGTCAATGAGATTCTCATAGATTTCACGTGACTTTTCCACGACGATTTGGTGGAACAGTTCGCGAGCCCGATCATCCTGCTCATTGATAATATATTCAATTAGCTTTTCATATTGGTTCATTATTAGGGACTCCTATAAAATAATATGATCCGTTATTAGGTATTTACATAATATTGTAATATTATGTGTTATATGGCGGTTTTTTGAAGGATTTTGATTATAAACCAGGTACTTCGCCGGCTGCTGCCGCAGGTTTATACTGTTTTGATATCTCTTGAACCTTTTTCTGGTTCTCGTATTTCTTCACGTCATTCATTTGTCTGAGACGCTTGATCTGTGCCAACGTAAGACGGCTCTTACGTAACTCGCCCATCTTTTTCACAGAGTTATCCTGCTTTTCATCACGATAACCCGGTAATTCTGCTTCAAATAAGTCAACGATAAACATATTAGTTATTTACCAAACTGATCTTATTTAGGCCGCTGGTGCCGCTACTGGAGCTGCTGCTGCTCCGCCTAATGGACTAGCTGCTCCTGTGGCTGCTGCGCCGGCTTCTGCTCCAGGTAGGCCTTCGGCACCCGGTAGGCCTTCTGCGCCAGGTACAGCGTCAGTGGCTTCTATGTCACCAGCAATGGCGCCTGGAGTAATACCTACACTGCGTAGTCCAACGTCGGCTGCGCCTTGTTCACCAGTTTCACCTTGCTCTTCTAACCAGAGCTTTTCATTTTCCTGCATTTCTTGTTCGTCAAGTCCTAGATAACGCTTCATTAGAAAACGTTTACTAAAATAAGGAAATGCTTCTAAGCTGGTATAAGTTTGAATACGGCTAGCATCGATTTCTACCTGACGATACTGTGCAAAGTTCTGTGGCTCATTGAGTTTGAGTTCAAACAGTTGTCCGTCAATGTTGATACCACGCCAGCGCATGAACATCTTAAACTCTTGATCTAGATGACTGGATATCATGTTTTGTAGTCTTACACAATATCTATTAAAACGCCATTCTTGAATCAAGGCTGTGCCTACACGCCCGTCGGTATAGCTTTGACTGCCGTCATCTAGTCCAGTGGGCAAGTAGCTGCTAGGAATACGTAGACCGCGGAATAACTTGTTGGTGAAAAAGCGTAGGTCTGTGATTTCACCTAGGTTTTGTCCACCTGCCAGTGTTTCTACACTGCTACCACGACCATCTGCGGTTTGTGGGAAAAAGTAATCTTCATTGGTGCTTAATGGATTATAAGTAGCATCCATCATGTTGTAGCCGCCACCGGTCTGCGTGGGAATTCTACGCTGTGCGATTTCGTTCTTGATGCGTTCCACAAAAGCCATGGCCATGTGGTTAGGCATATTACCTACGTCAATTTTAAATATTCTACGCTCTGGTGCTCGTTGCACACGATAGATAATGATAGCATCTTCTAAGAGTTCCTTTTGCTTGAATACTTTGAAAATGTTTTCTAGCACACTGTTACCAAAGGGCCAAAATATGTCTAGGCCTTCGGTTAAGCTCAGGTGCACCACATGTTCAGCAGCAATAGCAACTTCATTTTGTGCATGAGTAAATCTTGAACCACCTTGAAATGGCGCATTAGGCATGATATAAGTGCCTTGTGGTCCGCCAACCTGTGGATGGTTAATATAAGTATCCGAAGTGCTGACAGCGGTCACTGTGAGATTTTGTAAGTTAGGAGCAACTTCCTTAAGCACATACTGCTCAGGCTCTTTGCCTTCTGCTTCATTTACAATAATCTTAACTACCTTGCTCATTTCAACCCAGTAGAGTTTAAATGTTTCTGGGTCACGTACAAATACTTGATCACCGTATTTTAAGGTATTACGCACCACTTTGAATATGCGTCTATTGAATTCGTTAAGAGTTACCCACTGTTGCAGCTGAGTTTTGATGATTTCTACTTCGGTATCTGTAGGATCATCTTTGTAATAGATGTTAAAAGGCATGCCAGTGGTTTGATCAGGCTGACTGCTGAATTCAGCTAATATATCCAATGCAGCGTTTACTTCTGAGTCCATGTCCATTTGTTCGTATTGGTTATAGCGTTCAATACGATTAGGATGTCCTGTGTAAATTTCAGGTAAATTGCTTTGATAATTTCTGTAGGCAGGAGTACCAGGAGCAGGGCTACCGGGCAAGCCATTGCCCATTGGGCTCATTAACTGAGCATTAGGTGCCTTAAAATATTTGCGCCAAGTCATGTATGGATTCTCTTAGGATTAAGTATTTATAGATTAATAACTGTTATTCAAAAGTTGTTGCTGAATACTGCGTATATCAGCCATGGCAGCAGTGGTTTCGTCAGATTTTGCAACCAGTTGTCTAAGCTGTTCTAGTTGTTCACGCATGACATTAACTAGCTCACCCGAAATAGGTCCTGCTGCTGACAACTGATTATTAGGCACAATATTACCTGGGCTATTAGGCTGAAAAAGTTCCGGACCACGCTCGCCTACTAGGTAAGTGGTTGCAGGATTTACTGGTCCACCTGATGCTCTGCCCGGTGCCAACCAGTTACCAATGGCTCCACCTGCGGCGGCCCCAGCAGCGCCGCCTAGTGCAGCAAGTAAAGGGGACACAATAGGAGCGAAAGGTCCTGTAAAGAGTCCGGCTATTGCACCGATTAAAGTACCAACCAAAGCACCTATTAGGCTGCCGATTGCCATGTATAGATACTTTTCAATATTTCTAGGAATGTCTGCCAAAATGTTTAAAAATTTTTCCATCCCTGATGCCATACTCGCTAGAACTCCACTGAATTTAGGTAAAGCCTCATCCGTCAAGAATTTTTCAAGAGTCAACCTCATATTTTGCATACTAATACTTAAATTATTCATGTTGGTAGTTAATGCATCATTGGTGTTTTTTTGATCTTGGGCGGCTTTTTGTGCATTACGTGCTGCTTCTTCTGTAAACTTGTCTGATTCGAGTAGCTTTTGATTGGCTAATCGTACTGTGTCCCCCAACACTCCGCTTGCGCCTGCTATTCCTGCCTGCCCTAAGGCTTCTAGTCCACTGAGATTTTCTCTAAATCGATCGTTGGCTCTTCCTTGTAAAACTTGATAATCTTGTACATTAGTATTACCAGAGCGCAAGAGGTCAACAAATCCTTCAATGCCTTGCCGTACACCTTGATTGTTAGACATTAAAATATTCATAGTGGTATCAGTAACTGTGCCCAATGTAAACATTTGATTTATAGCTTTTTGTTCTGCTTGGCTTCGCGTAGCTATAGCAGCCTCATAGGCTGCTGTAATGCCTGGAGCACGTTTTTCTAATTCCTGTAGTCTAATTCGAACTGCAATTTGAGAACTAGCAGCCTTGGCCTCCTCCATTTTCTTGCGTGCATCTTCTCCAGTAATAGCTGCAATAGTACGTAAATTTACTGCGTAGTCAGACACTGCCCGAGCTACAGCATTAGGGTCTTGCATATAAGAACTGTTAGCTCTACGCATGGTTGATAACACATCTGCGGTAAGTGCTGCTTGCTCTTCAAAGCTGAAACCTAAATTCATTAACTGCGTTTGAATCCCGCTGGTTCGAATCACTCTACCTACATTACCGATGGCCCTTGCTGCGTCACCTACACTTAATCCAGATTCCGCTAAAACCTGTCTGTTAGCACTGATTACTGCACCGAACTGTTGTACGGTCAACCCTGCTGCATTAGCACTATTACGCAGTCCAGTCATACCATCGGCAAATAAAGCCCCGGCGCTGCTAGATTTAGCAAATGCTTCTTGTGTTTTCTTTAATTCGGTTAGTAAAACGCCTACCCCAAATTGGGCTAGATCACCAAATGCACCGGCTAATACGCCAGCTACACCAGGAAGTTGTCGGCCTATGTTTGTTAATGCGCCGATCCCTCCTTGTAATACACCACCAATAGCATCAACATCATTGGTACCGTTTTGCAAAGCAGTAACAAAATTTTTGCCTAATTCGTAGCTAGATTTTACTGCGGTATTGGTAAAATTAACCAGTGCAGCATTGGTATTAGCGTGTATTACTTGTCTTTGAAGTTCTCGTCGTTTTTCGTTAAGTTGCTTTCGTTCTTCGAAAGTACCAGAATCTTTATATTTGTGATATAACTTGTTAACTTCTTGATTTAGTGTGGAATATTCACGATTTTGGCCTTGTAACAGATCATTGGTCACAGACCACATGCTGTTGGTTTGCTTTATGGTTTTGCTGATAGCGCCAAAGTTTTTAACAACATCAGCAATACTATTACCCTCGATTCGTTGCCCTGCACCTGACCCGCTTTTAAGTAAACGTTCAAATGTTTCAGCAAACTTTTCGTAATCAAAATCAGCCACTATTTTATCCAATAAATATAGTTATATCAATATATTTATGGGATCAATTTATGCAAACATCAGCCCGTAACCCACTCAGTGGTTACTTCAGACAACCTGCTATATTTCTAACATTGCCCAGTAAAGGGCGTTGGTGGGAGCCAGATTCTCTAGAACTGTCAGAAAATGGTGATATCGCTGTATACCCAATGAGTGCTAAAGATGAAATTACCATACGCACCCCTGATGCATTACTTAACGGACAAGGTGTGGTTAACGTAATACAAAGCTGCTGCCCAAACATAAAGAATGCCTGGAAAATGCCTAGTGTCGATATTGATGCTGTTTTAATTTCTATTAGAATCGCCACCTACGGCAGTAACATGTCTTTCGACAGTACCTGTCCACATTGCAAAGCAGCCAACACCCATGAAATTGATTTGGGTGCGCCATTAACCAGTATCAAATGCCCAAATTTTGATCAAACCGTAAAATACAGAGATTTGGTAATCAAACTTAGACCGCAACATTATTTTGAAGCTAATAGAATAAACATGATTGGCTATGAAGAACAGAAGATACTAGCCACCTTAAGCAATGAATCTCTAGATGATGAAACTAGAATAGCACAAGTTACTATTATTATGCAAAAGATCGTAGAGATAGGTATAGAGGGTTGCGTAAACAGTACCGAATACATACAGCTTCCTAACGGGGATAGAATCATAAACAAGGACCATCTCAATGAATTTTATCATAACGCCGAAAAGACTGTGGTAGCGTCAGTTCAAGAGGCGGTGGGTGCTATAGCAGCTGAATCTAAAATCCCAGAAATACAACTATCTTGCGATGAATGTTCGTCAACCTATTCAGCAGAACTTACTTTTGATTATTCAAATTTTTTCGCAAAAGGCTCTTAACCTTAGATGACGCAGCGATCGTTAATCTAATAGATGCCTACGATCGTGAGGTTAAAGCCTTAAAAAATGAATTACTGCGGATGTGCTGGTTTATGCGTGGTAGTATTAGCTATTCTGAAGCTGTAATGTTGAGTCCCAGCGATCGTGCTATTATTGCTGATATTATCAAAGAGAATTTAGAAACTGCCAAAGAGTCTAAAATGCCTTTCTGGTAATCAAGATTTGCTTTCGCAAATCTATTTCTTTCGCTTGCGCTCAGAAATCTTTTTCTTCTTTAAGATACTTTTAAAAGGGCATTCATCCAGATAATTCAGTCATAATTCGCCCGTTGCCGGGCGAAAAATAGACGACGCCTTCATCCGAGTGCATCAGCCACTGATCTGGTAGAGTTGTTTTGCAACAGGAGGCGGTTGACCTGTACCCCCATGCTCTAGCCTTCGCGCATGTCAACGGAACCCTAGTCGCACTAATCAGCAGCACGATTGGAGCCTACGGTTGTATCTTTTTCACAGAGCCGTAACCATTTGAGACCTAAAGTTAGTTCTATCCTCGCAATGCCCAAGATCCGACGGTAAATGAATACAGCCTCAATGGGAGTCGAGCAGCCCCGACCAAACGCTATTGCATGTTAACGGCACAAGGCCGCGATTGATTGTTGGTTAAGTTTAAGGAATTGTTCTAGATCGAATATTTGCCAGACTTGGTGTCGTTGAGATCTATATGTGAATGAGCTAAGGGTTTGGTCCCAAGATTGATTATATGGTACTGCTACGTATGTGCCTTTGCGATTGAACTTCATGAACAGAATGTTAAAATCACCCTTGTCAGCTACCTCTAACATCTGTTCAATCCATCCGTCTAACTGTTTACATGAGCCTGTGAATAATTGATGAAATGGAAAATCTGCGTAACTTTTTGCTTCAGCGTTCATACGACCAAAACTGGGTCCTGGTACTATGTCGCCTTTGCTGTGCCTAATTTGAGCTTCTGATAATGTGTCTTTTCTTGCAGTATTCTTGCCACCTATGTAAGCACCAGAGTTGGTAACTCGAATGAAACTTTCGCCAAATGTATCTGACAACAACTTGGCTATGTCACGTTCGAAGCTGCTTCCTTTGTTCTTACTTTTTGATGGCATTTAGTTTATTACTTATACTTTTGTTGAGTTTTGAGGTGGTTTTACTTTATTTTATTAACGTTTATTGTTTAATGTTTCGTCCTCAAACCTCTACATCACTGCTATACGTTGTGAACCCATTTTGTTTGGTTACACGCAGTATATTACTGACCCTACTAACTAGCTCGTCTCTGTGACTTACCAGCCATACACTTTTTCGGGCATCCCTACTGATTTTCTTAAGTATGGCTAAACTACTTTCCATACCTGAAGCATCCAAGCCCGAATCTACTAATTCATCGACAAATAGTAAATTCATCCTGTGATATAAACTTTCGTAAACATCACGGAATGCCCAGCTTAGACTCAGTATTAGTCTGTTTCGTTCCCCACGGGATAGATTGTCGAAATCTAAGTCTCTACCTAACTCAGTTATTTCTACACTTAAATCATTTTGAAATACCACTTGATGCGGCAAACCAATCTTTTCCAAGTAATAACTAAGTCTTGTATTTAAGTAATTCAAGTTCTGATCAATGATTTTCTTGCGAATAAAGCTGTCTTTGTTGGTTAACAGCTTTAATAAAAATTCTTCGTGGTCACGTTTCTGCGTAAGTTGATTGATCTGATCATAGGTAATTTCCACCAGTGCAGTGCTACGCATGTCTACAATCTGTTCTAGATATGGATCTTGCTCTGTTTGTTTGGCGGTGATTTGTTGCTGTAATCCAGCTAGAGTAGCACGATGTTCAATGGCATCACTTTCTCTGTCATAAAACACAGTGGGTCTAGTGCCTAGTTCGCCTAACTCGGTGAGTTGAACTTGTAGTTTCATTAACTCAGCTTCAGCTGAGCCAATTAAGCGTTCACTTTCTACACGATCCTGTCGACGTTCTGCCAGTGTTTGGGCTTGTTTATGATCATGGAAATCTTGTCCACAAGCATGACATTTATGGTTTTCCAGTGCTAGAATTTCACGATCCAGCCTAGTTAAAGTTTTATGTTCTCGAGAGATTTCAGTTTCGGCTCTGCGAATATCTGCTGTGATTTGAGCAATCTTCTGTTGACGCTGACTGTACTCAGTTAATGCTCTATGTGCTAGAATTTCAGTATCAATGTCAATTTGGTTCAGCTGATCATAGGCCAAGCGTAGTTCTTCTATGTCTTGATCATGCTTTTGTAGCCATAGTGTTTGTCTACGCTCCAATGCAGCAATCTGCTCTTGGATGCGTTTGTTAGCATCAATTTGAGCTCGAATATCTGCTTCAGCCTGTGTGATAGCCTCTTTGCTGTTTCGAATACGCTCTTTAAGTGTATCAGCTTTTTCTGACAGCAAGGTAATTCCCAGTAATTGTTCAATGATTTCACGCTGTTCATTGGCACGTAAGCTGAGAAACGGCAAGGTATAGGTGTTCAAGGCCACTATGTGCTGGAACATGGTGTGACTCATGCTCAACAACTTTTCAATAGCTGCTTGCGTTTCTCTGCTGTCACCTTGACTTTCATCAGTGGCTTGCTGCTCTTGCCCGCCCACATAGAATTTAAGTATGTTAGGCTTTCGACCACGCTCGATGCGATAATCTTGGCCATCCTTTTCAAATTCCACAGTGACCAACATATTTTTATCGTTGGTTCTGTTGATCAAGTTGTCTTTCTTGATATTGGTCAGCGCAGAACCATACAGTGCATAGCTGACTATGTTCAACAGTGCGCTTTTGCCAGTGCCATTGCGAGCACCGGCATCGTCGCCGCCTAGGTCTAAGTTTTCGCCCAGAATTAGTGTAAGGTCAGCGCGATCTAGGTTAACACTTTGTGTAACATTGCCCACACTGAGAAAGTTTCGAGCAGTAACGGATTTTATTCTAATCATCAAAGACTTTGGTAAATTTCTAACAGCAGTTTGTTATTATACTGATTGCTTTCTATAGCAGTCAACGATGAATTCACAATTTGATCTACGCTTTGAAAAGTAATATTGCCTAACTGTACCTGTGCTTCTAGATCAGCTTGTGTGTTTGGGATCAACTTGATTTCTCTACAATGATAGTCTGACATAAAAGTATCGCGTAGAAAGTTAGCTTCTTCGTAGCTGATTTCAATGTTCAAGTTGATCCTAGCATGAGTATTGGGTTTAAGTAATGCAGCAGGATCATCTAACACTGCGCTGAGATCATACACACGATACACAGGTTGGTCAGGCCAAGCATGATATTTGGATTCCTGACCCCATTCCAGGATCATTAGTCCACGAGCATCATCACCAGCATCAGCATAGTTATGTGGAAAACAATTGCCAATGTAGGTAATGTTTCGCTGGGTTTGTCGTTTGTGGAAGTGTCCGGTGAACACATGTTCAAAACCTCCAAAATGTTCACGCTTGACTTCACCGTGATCTGGCATGGCTACCATGGCATTCATTAAATAACCAGGCAGTTCAAAATGTCCAAAACAGTACTTGGCCTGCAACTTAGGAATACGCCGATAGTCGTCGGCTATCAGCCAAGGCGCAATAACTACATCGTCTTGCTCAAACCAATCATTTATTATTTTAACACGCGGAAGATGTCTCGCCCATTCAACGGACTGGATATCTCTACGATCGCGATAATAAAGATCATGATTTCCAGGAATAAAATACACTTGGTCAAAATGGTCATTGAGATGTTCCAGTGCTCGTAGGCTGTAGTTCAGCGTTACGATATTTATACTGGCTCTATTGTTATGCCAATCACCAAGGAACATGGCTGTTTCACAACCATGTTCCCGAGCAGTGTCAGTGGCCCATTTGATAAAGTTTAAACAGTCTTCATTGTGTTGTTGACTGTTGCTTTTGAGACCAAAGTGGATGTCTGTGAAAATAGCAGCGCGGCGAAATAAGTTAGTCATAGACCACAGTATAACAGGCATGCACAGCAAAAGCAACCTTGTAGATGTTCATTCATCCCCATCGTGATGATGGCCAACATTCATACCTTGTCTGGTATAACTTGGATTAAAACCATTCATCTCAAGTATGTCGTCGCGCAGATTCTGGTTGCGCTTTTCAATGTTGAGTACACGAGTAAATGAATTGGTTATGGCTGCTGTAAAATAAGCAAATGGATTCTGCGATTTGCTTTCGTCAAACTGTAGACCAATTTGGCTAAGTTGTAGCAGTGCTTGACTACGCATTTCATCGTTGTAGGTGTATCCACGCCAATTACTACGGGTAGCATAGCGTTCGCAAAGTTTTATAAACATAAAAGCCAAGGTACGAGTCATGTTGCCATGGTCTCTACTCCAATGTCCGGTTTCCAAGTCTCCGCGCCAATGACTCTTTCCAACACAAAACGGTGTACCCTCAGTGTCCACTTTATAGTGTTGAAATGGAGGAAAGTTACATTTTACATACTTGACTGGCACAGATCGTGCTTCGTCGTCGTCATACTCGGTGTGTACGATTTCATCATCATCTTCGATTTCTACTGTGAGCACTGGTTTTTTAGGTGCAGCATTGTTGACAGGAACATGTGCCCAGGTCATGACTCGGATTACCACATCTGTGCTTTTGATGCTGTCCACTGGAATAGCAAACTCATCTAGTTTGCGCTTTTCACCACGGGCAGCAGCTTCATCTAGGGCTAATTTAGCCAAACGTTCTGCTCGATTACTGCGAGCAGCGTCTACCACAGCTGGAGTAATCATGTTAAGATCATGCACAATAATGTCGTAGTCGGCTACATCTGGTGTTACAAAACTACAGTAAGTGGTTTTACTGCGGTGTATCTCCTTGAGTATGTCTTTGTTGTTAAGATAATTGGATTTCAATGTGATTCCTTTGTTTAGCAGTACTGCTCATGCCATGAGCATAGCAGAACTTGTAATGGTTTGCAACCGGTTTTTTATCTCTATAAATATGTAATAAATCGGGATAAAGCATGAGTTCAACCTTTATACAAGATGTTGTTAGCACTGTAGCAGCGCCTATTTCGGCTGGTGCTAAAGTATTGAGTCCGCTGTTAGATCCTATTACCAACCGTTTACAGCAAAGTGGGCTACTAGGAGGCGGAAGATCTCGAAAAACAGCGTCAGCTGGCACTGAAGTGGTGTTTAGGGACGCTCAAGGCCAGGTTGATCGTGATTGGAAAGTTAGAATCAGCGTTGGCGAAAGTTCTGGTATATTTTATCAAGAGCGTGACAGCGGCATTTTGGCTCCTTTGGCACACAGTCGTGGCGTAATTTTTCCTTATACTCCTGAAATCACTGTGACCTATCAAAGCAACTATAATCCTCAAAAGTTTACACACAGCAACTATGCTCAATATAGTTATGACCAAAGTGAAGTGCAAGCTATACAAATTTCAGGCGATTTCACTGCCCAAAACAAATTAGAAGCCAATTATGTGCTAGCCTGTATTTATTTCTTCAGATCAGCAACCAAGATGTTCTTCGGTGCAGGCAAGAATATCGGTAACCCACCACCATTGGTTTTCCTTAATGGCTACGGACGTCATTACTTTCCCAATGTTCCTTGTGTGATTACCAACTTTAGCCACAGCATGCCTGGAGAAGTTGACTATATCGAAACTGGATTAACTGGCGGTGTTACTGAAAGTACCAAAATACCCACTGCTAGTAAGATATCAGTGAACCTACAGCCAGTGTACAGCAAAGGCAGAATTGCTGAATTTAATCTACAGGATTTCAGCCAAGGACGCCTGGTTGACAGAGGATTCCTATAATGCCAGCAGAATATAGTAAATTTAGTCCATATTCTACCACTGAACGCTTTGGTAGGTTTTTAGACATTTTAAACTATAGATCTATAGCTCGTAATCCATTGGATGTACAGTTTACCATAAACGGTATCTATCAGCATAGACCAGATCTGCTGGCCAACGATCTTTATGGCACACCTGGACTATGGTGGGTATTCGCAGCCAGAAACCCTAATATAATCAATGATCCTGTGTTTGATTTTTACGCAGGACAAGTTATATATATTCCTAATAAGACTGAACTCATGGCTGCTCTAGGAGTTTAATTCTCATGGCAGACTATAGGTATACAAGTTTATTTAGAGGGACCAACAATCAAGGGCAGGTAGACTATAAGTATACCAACGTATTTAAACCAGCCAATGATCCCGGTAGACAAGCAGTAGATGCATCAGCTGTGGGAGCAGGTATTCCCTCTGGTAATAGTGCACCTTTATCTAATCCTGGGATTTTAGGTTCTACTCAAGCTGAAAGATTACGTAATCAAAAGCGAAGAGAAGATAATGTACTCAGGCCAACCACTGGCACTGGGCGCACTGAACCTAGTGAGCCAGCTGGACCACGTACACCTAGAGATAAAACTGTATACGACAGTCATTCGCAGCGACCCGAAGGTCCGAGACCCAATCCTTTGGACAATTATGTAAATGTAACCTATGGACTTAGTTTACATGCCATTAAACCTAACAGATACAACGACATTGTAGGCGGTTCACCATACACTACAGACAGCGCAGGTATTGGTACAGTGTTGATTGCCAGTGGTGGTCGCAGGTCAGATCGTTTTGTTCGCAACAAGCATTTTCAAACTGACATGTACTTTGAAAGTCTTAAAATGACTTCGGTAATTGGTATGAACAGCAGAACCCGGGGTAGTAATGTGGTTGAAGTCAGTTTTACCATACTTGAACCATTTAGTGTAAGTTTTGTTGAGAGACTGCTGGCAGTGGCCAATGACCTTGATGTACCAAGTTGGGATCAAATGTTTCTTATGCTGCAAATTGATTTTTTCGGTAATACCGACGACGGCGAAATAATTAACCCATTGCCAGATCATACCAAATATATACCTGTTAAAATTATAGATGTCAACATCCGGGTTGATACCAAGGGTGCTGAATACAAGTGTACAGCTATTCCAGCCAGTCATACCAGCATGATGGAATCCAGTGCTAGTACACCGGTTATATTTGAAGTGCTGTCAAAGAATCTAGGGGATTTTTTCAGCAGCACTGGTGCCGATGTTAATTTGAAACCCGAAAACAATCAACGTGAAGACACCGGGGGCACCAATGCTAATTCTGCTGCAAATTCTGTAAAAATTTATAGCTTTGTTGATGCCATGAACAAGCATCAGCGAAATTTAAAAGATGACAAACTACAAGACACAGCTGATGAATATAAATTTGTAGTGCCTAAAAGCATTGCTAGTGCTACTGTACTACACAAACCTAAAATTAATGCTGCTGGCAATTTGCCATCGCAAATCAACAATAACCAAACTAAAACCAGTAGCAAGCCAGATTCTGAGCGTGAAGTTACTAGAATCAATGCAGGAACCAGTGTGCTAGATGTTGCTAACCAAATGATCCGAAACAGCTCTTATTTTATTGATCAAATAGACACTGAGAACGACGGTGAAGTTAGCACAGATACACCTATTAAAGCATTTAAGTTTCTCACTGAGATAAAGTTAGGGGAATGGGACAAGAAGAGAAAGAAGTACCAAAAGTTTATAACCTATCATATCAAAGAATATAGTTATTATAACACTAAATTTCTTAAAACTAGACGCAGCATACCCAGTAAATGGGTCAAAGAGTACTACTACATGTACACTGGGAAAAATCAACAAATCATTGATTTTACCATTGACTTCAATACCATGTTTATTACCAACGTCAGTGCTTTTGCAGATCGTAAAGATCGAAACCAAGTCAATAATGCAGATAGCAGTCCTAGTCAACCCATTGCTGAAAGCGATTCTGGTAAAATTCAAACCAATAGACCCAACTATGTGGTCAGTCAAACCAGTGTGCATGCTACCGGAACTGCTAATCTGAGCAAAGAGGCTGTGGCAGCTGGAGACTTGTACAAAAGCATGATGAGCAGCTCGCGTGGTGACATGATCAATGTGCGTTTGAAAATTGCTGGTGATCCAGAATTGATCAAGCAAGATGACATTTTTATTTCTCCAAATCGCATGGGCACAGAAGTAATGGTAGGCAACAGCGTCAACATGGATGCTGGTGAAGTGCATGCTTATCTTACTTTTAAAACTCCCGAAGACATAAACATGAACACAGGCTTGTACGATGGGTTAGACAGCGGACGCAATGCATTTTCGGGCATATACAAAATTGTAACCGTAGACAATGAGTTTAGTCGTGGACAATTTACACAAACACTAGAAATGATTAGATTGTTTGATCAAGAAGATCAAACCAGTCCCAGTCGCAGAATTGATCCTAGAAACATACCAGCCAGTCAAGGTGATCTAATCGCAAGGGAACAATTTGCCATGGCCAATGAGGCACCAGCAGTACCACCACCGCCTATAGAACAAGGTGATGCTCGTGTGGCAGAAACCATGGCCACTAGAACTACCAGTCAAACACAAACTACGCCTACACCCAGTGGATCCACACAGCAATCTAACCCCAGTGGTCGACGTGTGCTGCCTTCGTTTGTACCTGATATTAGACCCAATCTAAATCAAAGATTACAAACAGTGCGTGATCAACCTGTGACTCCGGTAACTGGGTTTATACCAAACAGTGAATAATTATGTCAATCAACAGCGATAAACGTATTGGTCGTCGAGTACCAGAACATATTAGACGCGAGGACGCCGAAGGTGTTCGTTATGATTCTGGTCCATATATCGGCAAAGTCAAGAATAACAGCGATCCTACACGCAGCGGAAGGCTGCAAGTATGGATTCCTGACCTAGGTGGCGGCGATGAAAGTGATCCTGCTAACTGGCGCACAGTAAGCTATGCCAGCCCATTTCTGGGCAGTACCGTACAAGAGCCGCCTGATCCTAAAAGAAATAACAGTAAAAATAAAGAAAACAGTTTTACTCAGGTACGTCATACCTATGGAATGTGGTTTAATGTACCAGACTTAGACAATTTAGTACTTTGTACATTTGTGGCCGGCGATGCCATGCGCGGATTCTGGTTTGCCTGTATACCTAACCAATTTGGACATCACATGATTCCAAATTTGGGTAGCTCAGACAAAGTTGATTCCAGTCACATCAAAGATCCCGGGGTGCGTGCGATCTATAAACCAGGACTAGCTTATCCAGTGGTGGAAAGCAACGAGTACAGCG